TTAAAACGCAGCTTCTAGAGGTGATGTTGTCATAACGCTGGCATTACTTGCAAAAAGAGCCTCTGCGCGACCTCCGGCCCCCACGTCAGCGGAGGGCATCCAGCGACCATAAACCTTGGCGATCATGGTCCAGTCTTTGTGGCCCATTTGCTGAGCAACCCACATCGGATTTTCGCCAGCGCTGAGCATCATTGAGGCGTATGTGTGTCGGCTCTGGTAAGGGCGCCGCCACCGTACGCCCGCTTTTTTCATTGCTGGAATCCAAATCACTCGGTAGATGTAGCCGGCATGTCGCCATGGTTCGCCAGTGATGGTGTTCAGGAACACATGCTTTCCGGCCAGGAAGGTCAGTTCCTTTTGCTTGAGCAGCGCCTCTCTTGCAGGGCCAAGCAGCTTAATCGTTCTCCTGCTAGATGCGGTTTTGGTCGACTCGGGAACCTTGGCCGCCCTGGTCTTGGCCCGAACAATTCGGATTTCCCCAGCGATCCAATCAATATCCCCCCACTCCAGCGCGATTAGCTCGCTAGGACGAAGACCAGTCCAGAACGCGAACTGCAGCTGAGCCCACGTCTCCCCCCGCGCTGCCCTGAGCAGCGCCTCCTGCTCCTCCCGGGTGAACGGATCTACGTCATCCTCCTCCTTGATCTCCTCCCGATTCTTGTATGCCCATCCCGAAAGCGGGTTGCTCTCAATGATTTCGTCCTCTACTGCGTCATTGAGCGCCGACCGAAAGCAGGTCTGAACTGTGGCCAGCCTCGTGTTCGAAACCTTGTAATTGGACAACTGATCCTTGATTACCTTCTTGTTGAGCTCTCCGAGCGACAGATCCCCAAACATTGGCTTGAGTATCGATCTGATGATTGACCGGTATAGGGCCGTGGTGCTCGATTTGAAGGTCTGCGTTTTCCGCTCCAGCCATTCGTCCAGGTAGACGCCGATATTCTGGTTTGAGCTGGCCCTGGCAAACTGGGCGGCGCGCTTTGATCGCGGGAATGTGGCGGCGTAATCGAATGTGCCATTTGATATGGCGTACTCGATTGCCGACTTGTGCTGCTCCGCCTTTTTCAGGTTAGCGGCGGTGGGCTTGAGTTGGACCCGCTCCCGGCACCGGACGCCCTGGTATTGGAATGTGATTTCGATACTACTTGAAGACGCGGGCCTGACGCCTCCCCCATCTCTACCCATGAGTAATACCCCTCAACGTCAATTAGGATTCTTCCGTCAGGCGCTTTACGCCAGACCATGTGCTTCGGCCATTTGCCGTCGCGAATTTTGGTCCTTATGGCGTCCGGTGTGTAGCCAGATTCGCGGGAAAACTGTTCGACGGTCTTGTATCGGACCATTTGCGCCTCCTCAGGCCGTGAAGTGGTATCCGACCTGCGCCGCCCGGGCGGCTTCCTCGGTGCGGAACATGATTTCTTTGGTGCCCGGCCAGCCCTCGGCCGTGTATTCCACCGATACCCACCAGTGGCCGAACTTGCGGTACGGCTCGCCGAGGATCTTCGTGACGTAGCAGTCGATCAGGTTCATGGGCGTAGCTCTCCATGCCCGCGCATGTCGGCGGGCTTGAGTAGTAGGGGGAGGGGTTAGGCTGCGGGGCGCTTCATGAAGGTGATCCAGTGCGTCTTTTCGCGCTTGCCGGACTTGTGGCCAAACAGGGGTTTTTCATCTGTGAGGGCGAGCAGTTCGCTGACCAACACCTGAGTTTCGTTCCACTTGAAGATCAGGATCCCCTCGGGTTCCAGAACGCGGAAACACTCGGCGAAGCCCTGGCGTATGTCATCTCGCCAGTCGCTGGTGAGTACGCCGTACTTTGCCCGCATCCAGCTATCCACGCCGGCTCGGGTCAGGTGCGGTGGGTCGAACACGACCAGGCGGAAGGTGGAGGCCTCGAAGGGTAGGTTCCGAAAATCCATCAGCACATCGGGCTCAACCTTCAGCACCCGGCCGTCGCAGAGCAGGTGTTCCTCGTCGCGGATGTCGCCGAACAGGGCCCGCTGGTCTTCCTTGTCGAACCACATCATGCGGCTGGCGCTGCAGGGGTCGAGTACTTTGGTTGCGGCGCTCATCGCGGCCCCCTGTAGATCAGGTAGGCCATGTAGGCGAAAGCGATCATTGCATCAGCTCCTTGGGCACCTGGACGGTGTCGCCGAGCTTGTAGTGGACGAAGCCGCGGCAGAACGCGACTAATGCAGTAGGGCCGTAGCTCCACGAATCTGCGGCCGCCGGGCCGCCGCTGTAACAAGCGTCCTCGGCCAGCCCGTGGAAGTGCTGGACGCTTCCGTGGTGATTGTCGATTAGCGGGCCGCCGTGCTCCCAACTGGTGGAAGGGCGGAACCCGAAACCATTGGCCGCGCCGTAGTTGCTGACGCTGGTGAACACGCCGCGAGGGCTGATGATTGTCAGGTGATTCTGTGCGTCCTGCTTGTAACCCTCGGCCATGGCCACAGCCCAGTCCAGCGGCGCGCCAATCAGGTTGGATACCCTCACTTCGATCAGGTCGGTCATGGCTGCACCGCCTGCCAGAATGGCCCCTTGTTGGTCACCAGACCCTTTCGCTTCAGTCGCTGACATGCCTTGCTGATCTCTTCACGAGATTCGCGGATGGCGCCGCGCATGGCGTGGGCAGTTGAGCCCTCAATGCCAATCAAGTGCCCCAGAACTCGCTCATCTGTCCCGCCGACGAGCATGCCCTGGCCAAACTTGGCAGCCACTGTTGCCACTGCCAAGCGCAGCGCGCTCCTCCGGGCTCCGGGTCCGTCTGCATGCGACACTTCACTTTGCTTGAAGCCGACATAAGGCACGTGGGCTGTGGCCCGAGCGAGGTGGTGCAAGCAGCAGATGTCCATCCTGAGCTTTGCGATGATGAGCATTGTCTGCCGGTCATCTTGCATCGGCAGCCAAACCTCCCGACCTGTCTCGGGGTCGTCGTAGTAGAAGGCGTCACTGCCGCGCCGGTACTCCAGCTCAAAACCCATGGCCTTGGCCGACAGCTTGACGATGTCGTCTTCCTTCACAGCTCATACCTCTCATCAATCCAGCGCCCAGGCGCCAGTGCGGGTGTAGGTCCTGAATCTTTTTCGTGCGGGGAGAGCTGGCGCTCGTTGCCGGCCTGCAGCTGGCTGTCGGGAATGCAGCTGATTCCGACCCCGTTCAGCAGGTAGCAGGTGACGCCGCGCTGGCTGTCGTGCTGCACGTCGATGACGTTCTCGGTGGCGCTGGCGCCGGTGGCCAGCAGCAGGAGGCAGAGGGCAAGACGGTTCATCGGCGACGGCCCTCAAGGCAAGACATCAGCTTTAACTCGGGCATAGTTCCTCCTCGCCGCCATTCGGCGGGCGGTTTAAGATTGATGGAAATAAGTGAGACCAGGGGTGGTCCATCGGGCAGTGGCCTTGGAAGGCCCACACCTTTCTGTGCAAGTTGGATGAAAAGACCATGCCGGATACAGAAAAAAGATATCGCGCTTACAAATTGCTGCGGGAGCTTGATTCGCTCACATCAGTCACCATGAATCAGGTAGCTTACGGACGCTTGGGAGGACCAGAGTGGCAAGCTGCATGCGACGCGCAGCGGGCTGCGTTCAACGCCTGGATCGAATTTGCTGATTCGCTTACAGTCGAAGCTAAAGAACAGGACTGCTCTTCTTGATTTCTATAAAACTTATACAAAAGTTTAAATATGTATAACATTAACGCCGACTGTCGCTCCGCTAGATTTTCTGATCTACGTCACTTGCAGTTTTTTGTGCGCGATTTATTTTGTCCCTCTAATGGATGAAAAATACATATTGGAGGAGAGTCAAATGCGAGTTCGAGGAAATGTGTTTTGGGAGTGGGCAGACCCAGCGCTCCACCACCGTACCCATGACGAAACTCTCGACGACGGGACGCACATTGATGTCCAGGTGAGGCTTTCAGCTACAGGTCAAACACAGATGTTCATCGGCGTTTATGCATCTGAAGGCATGGCCTTGCACGAGGAGGCGTTCGATTCCCGTCCTGGCGAATCGATGACTCGTGCGATGGCTTGGGGTGTAGGGCGGGCGCGCCGGATAGCTACTAAAGGCTTGCCTGCCGTCACACCCAAAGCTTCTGCTGGGTAGAGCTGTCGTCACCTTGGGGCTGGATCAGGCGCTGAAAATGAGCCAGCCCCTACATGCCGCCATATCGCGGCAGTGAATAAAGGGGAGGGGGGGTTACAGCTGGTTGGAGTACAAATGTTCTCTAAATTAATTGGCTCCGTATAACCAGAGAAACGGTTTTTCTGGGCTGTAGAGGAGCTTTTAGAGATGGAAAATCTGACTACTGTTTTAGGCTTTGCGAAAGAGCTACTTCAGGTAGCTGGCTTGGTCATTGACTTGTACTTGGCGTTGCGCGATGTGTTTAAGCCGCCTGTAGAAGCGCCTCGATCACCCGCTGGCCTGCCAGCGGCGGTACCGCATTGCCCGCCATGTGCATTGTCAACCGGTGATTGTCTGGGCGCAGAGTGTCAGCCGGAAACGACATCGCGGCCAGGGCCTCGCTGGCGCTGAGCATCCGCATGCGGCCGCCTTCGACCAGGGCCCAGCGATCGAGGGTGGTGATGGTGCCGATCGGCCGGTTGATGTCGCGGCCGGTGGTGCCGGAGCCTTTGCCGTAGTAGGGCATGATGAAGCGGTCGCCGAAGCGCTGGCGGCCGTTGCGTACCCTTTCTAGCGTGGCCTGGGCCCGGCCTGGCTTCTCGATCTGCGACCAGCGCCCGGCGTCAAAGTCGAGGAAGCTGGCGGCCGGCACATGCCGCTCTTGCGGCAGCTGCAGCATCAGAGGGGCCTTGCTGCGCGTCAGCACCATGAACAGGCGCACCCGGTGCTGCGGCACGCCGAGGTCCGCGCAGTCCACGATGTGCGGAGCAGCCTGATACCCCAGCGACTGCACTGCTTGCAGCCAGGCCGGGTAGAGAACCCAGTCGGTGAACTCGGGCACGTTCTCTATCACCGCCGCCTGTGGCCGGTGAAACTCAAGGGCCGATACCGGCGCCCATGCCGTCGAGCGCGAAGCGTCGTGCTCAGGGTTACCCGACTTCTTGCCGCGGGCCTTGGCGTGTCCCTGACAGCAGGGCGAGGCAAGCAGGATGTCGTGCGCCGGCACCTGCTCCCAGCGGGCCTGGTGCAGGTCTTGGCAGACGTGCTGCGTCTCGGGGTGGTTGGCGCTGTGCCATTCAACGGCCACCGGCCAGTGGTTTGCCGCCCAGAGAACCTGGACGCCTGCGGCGCGCGCGCCGGTGCTCCATCCGCCGAGGCCGGCGAATAGGTCGATTGCTGTAGGCATGAGGGTACCTTTGCGCTAGCTTCACTCAAAAAAGGAGGAAGGCATGCTTTATCGAGGGGTTCGGTTAGAAATGCATAAGGCGCTTGAGGGGCGGATCAGTCCGCGTGGCGACCAAATTGAGGTTGTTCCGAGATATGACGGCACCTGGTCATATGACGGGACATTCACCTACGGGTACTCGGAAGATAACGCCGCCCGTGCACATCACATCGAAAACGGGAAGTGGGGTGGCTGCTTTGTATCGACTACTAGAAATTATGAAGTGGCAAAGTATTTTGCTACCACCGACGCTCAAGGTCGCTCATGTCAAGGGGTCGTATACTTCATAGATGACAGTCTGTTCGAGCTCCATGGCGTGGTTTCGAAGTCGTTTGACGACCCTCTATATCCGGAAGAGGAAGAGGTTTCCATTCGAGCATCTGATGCGGGAGATATCCCAACTTCGGTCATCGTCGATATCCGCGAAGTTGGATGCCCCGGGCGTTACATCAGGCAGGAGAGAGATGAGGATCCTTCAATTTCTGCGAAGTAGTTAAGGCGCTGGCGGGCAGCTCCGGAGGGTCAGGCGGCTGGGCGCTCTGCGATGAAGTAGTCCCAGGCAGCTTTGTCGCCCTGGGCAATGAACCACTTCAGGACCTGGCCATCCTCGGTCTCGCTGACCGAACCGCCGTACTGCGCACCAGGGAAGGTGAATCTCGCGCCGTCGCCGCAATACGGGTATCCGCCGGTGAACTCGGTGAAGGTGACGCCGGGCTGGGCAGCAACGACGCGCTCCTTGAACTTTTCGAACCTGGCGTTGCGTGCAGCAACCTCGCTCTCGTGGCCTTCCTTGCATTCCGCCGAGCAATAGACGACGCGACCGTCGAACACCAGGTCCAGAGAGATATCGGTTTCAGCTTCTTCGTCCCAGCGGCTGGCATCGCTGTCGCACCTCGTGCCGCAGTGGTTGCAGTCAAACCACCAGCCTGCATCGATGTAGGCCTGGGCAGGGATGAAGGGCTGATCGGCATACTGATCGGCCCATTGCGCGCGGCGGCAAGACACGTCGCCGAAGTCAACCCCGACCTCCTCCGCGCCCTGGCGCCTAGCCGCAGCGTTCGACGAGGCGAACTGGATCGTGGATTCCTCTGGGTCATTGGTTTCGACGGTGTAGGCCAGCACCTTGCGTGATGCTGGATCTGCTTTCGGCTTCTTGCTCATGGCTTTCTCCAAGCATGCGCCGCCCTCCATTGCCGGGTGCGGCATGGTGGCAATTTGGTTGGGGATGGGGTATTACGGGTTACCGGCATGGGGCCGAATAGAGGAGCGTCAATGAACGAGCACATGATGGCTGCTTTGGAGAGCGTTCAACGCGAAGCAGAAGACAGGATGAAGATAACTGACCCCGTCATCAGTGCGTTTAAGGGTCTCAAAAAGTACATCCAAGACTTCGAAGATGGCCTTGATGCGGATCATGAAGTCGGGGCAAGGCTCGTTTCTTTTGGAAACGAAGTTCGCTTTCACGTAGAAAAAGTTGGATACATGGAGCCAACGCTGGTCACTTTTATTGGCGTCTCGGATGCGGGTGAGCGTGTACAGCTCGTTCAGCATGTATCGCAAATAAGTGTCCTCCTCATTGCTCTGAAGCGCCGAGAAGAAAAACCATATCGGGTGGGCTTCTACCAGGATTGAGATTTCCTGGTGAAATATTGCTGTTGTCAGCGCCTGTTCTATAGGTTCAGGCGCGATCCGTGAGCAGCAGCAGGCCTCTGTCGTCAGGATCGGCGCCAAGCCTGATGTCTGGCGCACGGAGCTCACGCTGCATTCGCCATTGATCAAGGGCGCGCGCCACGGAATTGCTGATTGCAAATTTGTGGCGCGGAGGGAGCGACAGCAGCGTGAGGGCCTGAATCGGCCCAAGCGCATGGGCGCGCTCGATCAACAATCTGACAACACCGCTTCGGTCGGCGATGTTGATCCACTCGCCCATTTCATCCAGTTGCTGGATGGTTCCGCGCCTTGCCATGAGTCTGATTTCAGCTCGATCTGACTTTATGTGCTGGTCGCTTTCAATCTCAAGGCGGGCGCCAGCGGCGAAGAATGGAAACTTTGAACGGCCAAGCTTGTGGGCGTTGTAGATCAGCAAAGTGAGCGCCTCGCCGCTTTCCGCCATCTCGCCCCAGATCATCAGGCCAGCAAGCTGGCTGGCGTGGGCGGCGGTCACCTTCAAGCGCAAATCTTGCTCGCCAAGGCGCTCCTGCTTCTCTCGTCTGCGCTGGTCACGCTGCTTCGGCGTCAGAGCCATCATCGCCTCCATTGCGCACAAAGCTGGTGCCCGGGGCGTACTCCAGCAGGTCGCACACCCGGTTGATGATCTTGAGCGCGGCGTCGAACACCTTGGCATCGTCCGGCTCGCGGGCCAGGCGCTTCATGTTCGGCTGGTGCTCGAGACAGACCTTGTCGACCAGGCGCCGGGCCAGCCTGCGCAGGTGGTCGGCGCTGTCGTGCACGCGCAGGCTCAGCGCGAAGGCCAGGGCCACATCGTCAGGCCGGTACTGTCCGCCGCTGCGGGTGTTGTACAGCTTCTTGACCGGTCGATTCATCCAGGCCGGCAAGGTTACGACTCCAGAGGGTGCTTTCTGCATTTCGGTGCTCCTTGATGCCGCTTGGAGGCAGGTGGAACTGTTCTTGCCGCCGGCGCTGGCGGACCAGGTTGCTGACCCGCCTCATGCCGCGCGCGCCGCGTCGAGCTGCTCGGTGAGTTCGAATAGCTGCTGGGTCAGGTTCTCGATGGTGGCGGCGCCGCGCACACGTTCGGCACGGCCCCACTGGCAGCTGCGGTTGAACAGCAGCTGCAGGTGACGCTCCAGTTCCTTTCGGCGTTGGAGCATGTCGAGGACGGTTGCGAGTGGCATGACTTACTTTTCCAGTGCTTTCCGCAGGTACGGATCAATATCGGCCTGGCCGAGAAGCCAGCGCTTGTAGTCGCGCGGGATGTCTTCGATCTTCGAGCCGGCATGCTTGCCGAAGCGGATTACCTTCGGGATGCGAGCGTCTTCGGAGATTTCCCAGAGTTCTTCCCAGCTGGCCACCGGTCGTCCCAGCTGCGCCTTCAGTGAGGTGAAAATTGCAGCCAGGAGGCGACGACAGTTCTTCACGTCGTCCAGTGCGGCATGGGCGTTTCGCAGCAGTTCGGGCGCTTCCGCCCGGTAGTGCAGGTAGATCATCGCTGACTGTGTGTGCGAGTCAGCATCCGGCCAAAGCGTTGAGCTTAGGGCCTTGGTGCAGATGCGCTTGATATCCGGCTTGCCGATTACCCCCCAGTCGTAATCGACGTTGTGACCGATCAGGTAGGTGGCGTCCTCTGGCAGCTTGAAGGAATCATGCGGCGGGCAGTCGACCAGCTCTTCGTCCAGGATGTGGCTGGTTGCCAGGGCGCCCAGCTCGATTGGCTTGGACGGCTTGTAGCGTTGCAAGAATTCGCCGGTTACGGCCAGGCCCGCGCCTAGCTGCAGCCACGCTGCTTCAACCAATTCAGGGCCGTTCAGGCCGGTGGTTTCAGAGTCGAAAATGTAGGCGGTCATATTAGGTCCGTTTCGCAAAAAGAATGGGTGTCAGCAGCGCGGTTGCTGCTGACCATCGGTCAATCGAACGGGATATCGTCCGAGAAATCGGGCGGCGCACCGTAGTCGAAGTTGTCTGGCTGGGCATATCCGCCGGCTACTTGGGCGGACTTCGGTCGCCGGTCGTGCACAGGCTTTTTCATGAGCTGCTGAACCATTTTTTCCAGCTTTGCTGGGCTGGTGCAGCGCGGGTCGAGGATCTCGGATGCTGTCTTCTCGGATTCAGCACTGAACGGCGCGTAGATGATCGGACGAGGCATGCCGGTCTGGCTGTTCTTCTCGATTTCCATCTGGATGAGCAGGCCGATAGGCTTCTTCAGAAGCTCGGGGAAGCCAGGGGCGGTGACCTGCTCGCGCTGCTTGGTGTCGTTGTTCCATTTCTCGAACTGGGTTGGCTGCGGGGCGCCGACGGTGCGCAGCTGCAGACAGGCCATGATGGCGTTCATCATCGCGTAGCCGCCCTCGTTGCGGTTGACGTGCTGATAAGTCAGGTTGAGGTAGAAGGTCGCCTCGGCACCGTCGCGGCTCTTGAAGGTGAAGCCGATACCGGTCGAGCCGGTGTCTTTCTTCTCCATATACTCGGCGCGCTGGAACTCGCCAATGAACTTGCCGGCCTCATCGATGAAGGCTGACTTGTTGTCCGCGGAGCGCGCGGCGTTTGCGTCCAGATTGAACATTAAGAAGGCTCCTATGCGGCCTGGTTGGTATGGGTGAGGTCGTAGTACTCGCAGATCGCGGCATCGACCAGGGCGAGGTCGTTATCGATCATCGCCTCGTTGAACATGCCCATTGGGGCCTTGGTGGTGTCCGACCCGTTGTTACGGGTGCTGAAAAGGTGCTGGCCGTCGCTGACCACTGATCGAAGGACGATGGTGACCATGCCCTCCAGGGTGATCTTCTCGTCCAGCATCTTGCCTATGGTCTTCATCTTGATCTGACCGGCGTCCGTCTCCTCGGTGTGGCTGAGGATGTAGACACGAACGTCATCGGGCAGGCCGAGTAGCGCCTCGAATATGTTCCAGGTGTGCCGGCCGATCTCGGTGAATTTGTCGAACCCTTTCTCCTCGCTCCGGCGCATGAACTCGTTGGCGAGGATGTACTGGAAGTCGTCGATCACGATCACCTTGCGTTTCGTCTGGCGGCAGGCGCCGATAACCTTGACCCAGTTGTCGGTGACATAGGATTTCCACGCTTTAGAGCCGGGGAAGGGAAGCGGCTTTTTGATGACCTGGACCAAGGCCACGTCATCAGGCTTGAAATTGCGCAGCGATGCGCTCTTGCCAGCCCCGGACTTGCCGAGGATCAGGGTTACGGTTGCCATGTGGCACCTCAGCTCGGTTGGTTGTCCCACTGCCGCTCAATGCGAGCGGCCTCTTCTTCGTACTCTTTGCGCTCTTCGCCCTGGTACCGTTCAGGCGAGAACGATCCGACCGTCATCCAGTCGAGCTGGGCGGCCAGGCGGGGTGTTGTGTTCATGGTTACCTCAGGAGGTTATGCAGCCTGCGTAAGCGCTTGCGAGCATCCAGGCGGTGCAGAGGGAAAGGGTGATGAAGCTGCCGCGCCACATGGCGAAGCGGCGAGCGCGCTGGTAGCCGGTCATGGCCGCACGCGGACGGCGATGCGCCGCCCCTTCATTGTCACGCCGAGACTGCGCTTGAGACTGGCCACTGGCGTTTCCCGCGGCAGGCCGACGGCCTCGTTGAATGGGATGCCGAAGCTGATCACCGCCAGCGTGCGTTCGATCTGCTCCAGTTGCTCATCGATCAAGGACTTCACAGGTGCTGTGCTCATGCCACTCTCCCGTTGGTTTCCATCCATCGCTCATGTTCGCGTTCGATGATGCGGTTCAGGCGCTCGGTGTAGCTGCGCTGCTCGGCTAGGTCGATGGCGCCAGTGAGGCCGGCCAGGTCAATGGCCATGACCAGCTCTCCGCGCAGGATCTCGTTGAAGTTCGCGCAGATCGCTGTGAAGCGGGAGTCGATGATTTCGATCACCGCCTGACGGGTACCCTTGTTCATGCTGTCCTCCGAGCGGCACCTGAGCCGCATATGGCTTCCATCTTGTCGAGTGCCGAGACGATCACTCGGCGGCTGTCTGCCCGCTGGCGTTCATCGCGCTCGCGGATCATCGTGTTCCAAGCCTCGTTGTTCGCCCGGGCCTGCTCCGAGGTCATATGGTCAACCCATGACGGGTCGCCAAAGAGCTGGTACTGGCGATCTACCTCGCGCGCCTGGGCGCTGTCTGCGTAAAGCTCATGCTCGCGAGCCATGGTCGCCTCCAGGTTGTGGGTTATCCGTGCTTGTCGAGATTGGCGCGCTTCTTCGCGATAGTGACCTGCTGCTTGGCTAGCCTGGCTTCCTGCTCCTCCAGCTTCTTTTCGCCGTGGGCAATTGCGTCCGCTTTTGTCTTGAAAACGTCGTTGTCGTGGTAGCCCTTGCCGCTAGAGGTCTCGTGCCAGTCACCCCAAGCAGAATCGACAAACTCAACTGACTTTGGAATGAACGTGCCGCCCAGCACCCAGGCAGTGAAGGGGTATTTGCGTCTTGTCATGAATCTCTCCGTGAAACCGCATTGGCCAGGAGTCAGGCGCGGGTGACCAAACCCACCGTGAAAGGTGGCCTGGCGCCTGCCAATGCGGTCACTTTTGATTTAGGGGAATAGGTGGCTACCCGTGGCAAGTGAACTCGCCATGCAGCCTGGATCGCAGAGATCGAACAGCCTCTGTAGCTTTCTGAAGGTCGTCAAAGTCGCCAGCGCAATGGATGACGCCGCGAAGTTTCACCTGTGCGCGCCACTTTCCCAGACTTGATACCCACGACACGCCCTTTACGCCGCTGGTATTGGTATGCGCACGCTTGGTGTTGTGGCTGTTCTCGGATCCAGTGGCCTCGCGCAGATTCGCCCAAACATTGTTGTTTGGGTTTCTGTCGATGTGATCAACCTGGTCTGCAGGCCATACCCCAGTCATGTAGAACCATGCGAGGCGATGGGCTCGGTAGCCCTTCTTGTCGACCATGATGTAGATGCCTTTCTCGCCGCAGATATAACCGGCAGGCTTTCCAGCAACTCGGGTGCCTTTCGATTGGAGCCAGGTAAAGACCCCGCTTTCAGGGTCGTAAGCCAATAGCTCGCGCAGGCGCTCATGCGTCAGCATTTGCGTCTCCTTGAGTCGATGTGAAGGGAAGGGGTGCAGGCGGTGAGCGCTACCTCACATGCATCTGGTCTGGCCGGGTAGGCCCCGGATTCGCCTGCGTGTACGTCGATTAATGTTTACTGTGGTGAGCCTTAACTTGCATAAGGCTCACGGTGATGAGCTTTAAATCGATGAAAGCTGCATCGGTGATCCACATTCCGGGACAAACCGGGTGACCGGACGCCTCACCAGAGGGCGAGACGCTATCCAGGCTCACAATTCGCGGCGATCAACTCGCGTTCAATGTGGATCACCGATGCAGCCTGCGATGGGGAGCAGGGCATCGGGCAGTTAACGTCAGGCTGACGTGGCGCTGGTTGTTCAGTCGACGCCGATATTCCCGCCGCCTGGCTTGGCGATGGTCTTCAGCATCTCTCGTTGCAGCTCGCCAATCGCCCAGGCTGCGGCCATCACTGCAACGTCTCGGCACATCGCGCCCTTAACGTTGAAGCCTTCGACGCTGATGCCGTCTTTCGTGATGGTGATGCGCCCGGTCTTTGTGATCTTCATCTCGTCATCGGTGCAGTACATGCTGCCCTCCAGGGCGGTTAATTCAATGGATTCCCCCTGATGCGCCCCGCTTAAGGCGCACCGGGGAATCGTCTGTCACTTGTGTGCTTCGGGGTCTTTGATGTGCTTGTCGAACAGCTTCTTGTGGCGGCGTGCGAAGCGGGCCAGCCTGGCCAACAGATACAGAGTCCCAACAGCCAGAGCGATCGGGTAAAACCTCACGCACAGCGCAACAACCAAAGGGGCTACCAAGAGAGCCAGAAACGGATACCAGATGGCGCAATCGCCAGCCGATATATCGTCACTGCAACCACCACCCTTTCTTTGCCATGGGAAGCAGTTGCTGGCGCGATCCCTTGTAAATCCAAGCCAGCCCATCACTTTCGCGATGAAGTAGTTCGGCTTCTTGGGGCCTTCGTCGTCATCCACCCAGCGCCAAACTCTCTGCCAGATGCTTGCCGACAAGAGCAAGAGCACCCAGCCAACAGCAAGCGCTACACCCATTGCCAAGGCGAAGATCTCCGCCTGAAACCGTATTTCCATGTGCAATCTCCCGGTTGATTTCCCAATGCAGCCTGTCGCCAAGCTGCATCAGTGAAATACTCAGCCGCGACCCGCTACTGGCGTCGGTCGCTGGCTCAAATCTCGTTGTTCTTCCAGCCGCGGGCCTTTCGGCTTGTTCTCCCGCTGGATAACTGGTCTTGGCGCTTTACGCTGCACGCCCGGGGCAGTTGCCACCCCTCTGGACTGTTGAGGCCTGTCCATCGCTGCCTTTGAATCTGGGCCGGTGTCGATCCGGCAAGGTGTGTCGCTAAAGAGCGGTGAGGCTTGAGGGCCTCTGCAGTCCCTCGTGAGTGACTGCTTGAGGTGAAATTTAGCAAGCTGAATTGTTATGGTCAAGCATGCTCAATTAAAAAATTTAGAATGCTGAATTTTGTGTCCACAAAACCGCACCGTGCGACCGGTTGGCAGCAGTGGCGCTTTGCTACAATGCGCCGACCAAAAACGTGGAGATGGGAATGAAAGGGATCATCGCGGTACTGGCGGCAGCTGTTGCGCTGGGCGGATGCGCAGCGGGACCAACGTGGCAGGCAACTGGAACCACTGACGAGTTCACGGATAAAACCACGATGATGGTGACCACGAGCGAGTTCCCGGCCTCGGGTTCAATCGTGACCAGGTCGCTTCACTTCTATCCGGTGGTTCGGAAGGAGGGCGATGAGATCTATGTCGGCTTGATGTCTGGCGGTCGCTTCAAAATCCCGGTTGGCACCGTCCAACTGCGGATCGATCAGAACGAGGCATGGACCATTACGCCCCAAGAGACACCTGTCAGCATGATGCCTGCCGCGCCTCAATATGCTCTTAATCTACCTCCCGAGCAGGCGGCGCTAGTCAAGCAGACACAGGACCAGGCAATGCTCAACATCACCCAGATGATGAGCCCGTATACGGTTACCGGTGGTGAGAAGGCCAGGAAGATCCTGAAGCAAATGCTGTCTGGGCAAAACTTGAAGTACCGGACTGTAGGCATCAACCAGGCCGCATCAACCACCGGAGAGACAATGATAGACCCATCGCTTGCCGAGTCTCTCCGGCTGATCGGTATAGATCCTGCCTCTCTATAAACCAGGCAGCAAAAAGCCCGCTTCGATGGCGGGCTTCTGCTTTTTGAGAGGCTACTTCGTAAGCATTTCTCGGGCTTGCGAGCCATTCGATATTGTAATGATCTTGGCAACCACGCCGCCTTGCGGAAGCAAACCATACTGGGATGGAGCTTGCCAGCTTACGGTCGAGCTAAGGAAGTATTTCCCAGGCGGCACGTTAGAGAAACTGAAGTTTCCGTTGCCATCAGCCTGCGTGGTTAGCAGCCCTTGAGATGCCCGCGGGTCGGCCGGCGCTAGAGGCTGGCCGCCTAGGTAATTTGTGTCATACCACTGCTGTGAGTAGGAGGTAACGGGCTGCAGATGGACATCACTGCCGGCGCCAAATTTAACGTCGCCGCCTACGGTGCGCATGAAGACTTGCCCGGTCAGCGATCCGGTCCCGGTTTTGGGAAGTGCATCGTACTCGGCTACTGGGAATGGGACTCGTGGTACGGCTTGCTGCTGAGGAATGGCGCATGCGGACAGGGCAAGAGACAGCGCCAAAGGCATCCATACTTTTTTCATCGTGAAACAGGCCTGTGTTGGTTAAGCTCGTATCCTACCACTCTGGCCCTGAGCCATCACGCAGGCGTAAAAAAGCCCGCTGGGAAGCGCGGGCTAACGTAGGGAAGCGGATGAGCCTTCACTGTGCAGGGTAGGGCGTGAAAAAAGCGTGAAGGCATGCCCCGTCTCAGATGGCCGCCTGTCGCGGCCGCAGGAAGATCATGCGGAAGCTTTCTACACTCCTGTCACCTGGGTGATGGTTGTCGACCAGGTCAACCATCACGAAGCCTAGGAGGTCTTTATGCGGCGCCAAATTGTTCCGGCTCTGGTCTTGGCGATTGTAAGTTACATTCCTTGCGCATTTTCAGAGGCGCTCACTGAATACCCCAATGTCGGCGACGAAGGCCTCACCTTCTCCATCCAAGCTAAAAAAGGTGGCTCTTGGGCGCCTATGAAGAGCCACAGGAATAGTGCTGCAAGGGCGTGTATATTTGGGGAAAACCCAAGGTGCTACCTCAGAAAGGGGGCGGCGTGTGAGCCCTACGCAATGAAAATCGAAGGGCCCGGCGGAGTTCGAGAGCTCACGTGCATGGCCTCACGCACCGAGCGCGGGGACGCCGACATGAAGGAGGTCCAGCGCAATTTCAATCGAGCACAGTATGAGGCGAAGGGCTCCAGTGACCCGATGGTTGAGAGGTAGCGGCGGCGCGGGGCGCGGATAGGTATGAAAAAGCCCGCCGAGGCGGGATTATTACGGATATCAAAATCAGAATTTGGCGCCTGATTGCTTGATATAGGCTAAAAAGTCTATAACTGTAGTCGGAGGTTTTTTTAGTGAGCATACCGCCGGTATTTTGAATTTCGAAAGGGCTTTAGGTAGGCTCATCTGCACAGCTTCGTTTGACACAAGGGGTAAGCCATTGATCTCTGCGGTTGCGATGATTATTAAGTCATTCTCGCCAACGCCAACCCCGTAACGGTCGCCCTCTATACCGAGAAGCGATTTCAGATTGGCGGCGCATTTAAGGATTGCGGTGCTGGGGTGGAGAATACTCAGATTGGCATCCTTTAGCCACTTCCCACAGTCAGGGGACTTTGATGAGGTCTCTTCAAAGGCTACTAATGGCATAGTAATGATGCCCGACGCTATCTGGGTGCCTACCCACTCCCACAGCCTTGGAAAATGTTTTTCCGGGTAGTTGTCCCAAGCATAAATCATAGATGAAGCATCAAACGCCCACATAGAATCCCTTAAGGCTATCTATATCCCTGGTCTTAATACCGTCTAAGTAACTGCTGGCCTTAGCTAGGCTAATGTTCTTGGCGTTAAGCGAGTCAAGAACAACCCGCACAAACCTGTCGCCAAAAATGTGCTTAGGCTCACGGTGCCTATACAGCCTGGTGCCTCCCGCGTCCTGCTCAGGAATGCGCAGTCCAGCCCTGTATCGCCGATAGGCTTCATAGTCCTCAGCACGCAAAAGACCTTCGTCGAGCATTCTTCTGACGATAACCTCGCCACTGACGCCCCATGCTTTTCTATGTTGCTCCAGCCAGTAATCAAATTCATCGGCTAGCTCTGGCTTATCCCGCATGTTTATTTTTTTCAGGTATTCGTCTGGAACCAAAACCAAGCCAGCAAACTGATTAGCCTCTCGTTCAAGCCCGCTTGAGTGGTGCAGGTCGCTATCATCGTCGATAGAGCTTATTTTATGAAGGAGTACATGGCTCAGTTCATGGACGAGCGTAAAAGTCTGCAACGTTTCGAAATATTGCTTTTTGACAAAAATAAGCGGGCATTCTTTGTCATACAACGAAAAACCAAGAACGGGATTGTCTTTGGCTATTTGCCACTGCCCATGGTAGCCATTGCTACGAAAAACCAGTATGCCTTTTGACTCAATTGCTGATCGGTATTGGTCGAAGGTGTTTTGGTTTTTTAGTCCGAGCCACTCTCTGACTAAAAGCGAAGCTTGCTTTAAGTCGTCAGGAAGCTGCGGTGGGACGTATGTTGGTACGTCCTCACTATCTACATCTTCCAGCAGATCTAGATATATATCGCGTTGGCGCTCAGCGCGTTCGATTAGCCGTCGAAGCTTGTTACCAATTTCAGGTTTCTGATTGGCAATGCTCCGGAAGGCCGGCGTGTGAACCTTTTCGGGATCGGCCTCACCTTCCTCCATAAAGAACAGGACGCCACGCCCAAAATAGTCAGCGATCCGCTTAAGCTGGGCGTACGTAAGCCCCCTTTCCCCAACTGACGCTTTTGAAAGGGTTGCCTCCGCCACTCCTGTTTCTGCGGCTAGTTCATGCAGCGTTATGCCGCTGTCAGCGCAGCACCACGCGATCCGTCCATGATTAAATTCGATCCGGTCCATCTACCCACCAGCCCGTTCAGGTACCTTGCGTTTCAGTCTATTGGACAGCTTGTGGCTATCATAATTTTTCCGACGGCTGTCAACCGCCGTGGTTCTGAGATGCTACATGCCAATCTTTGGTCACTCTGACGGCTCTAGCCTAGGTCAAGTATGCCTAGGTGCGGCGCTCAATCCTCCCCGCCTTCACCTCCTCACCATACCCATTCAGCCGGTCCTCCCCAGCCTGCATCACCTGGCAGATCCTAATCACTGCCTGGGCGTCGTGCTCGTTTCCGGCCTCGCTCAGGCGTACCGCAATGCGCATCAGCTCGACCGCTGACCACTTCAGGTCAGAGGCCAGGCCTTGAAGGTCGCGGCGGAGTTCTTGGTTGGGCTTGGTTAGGGGCATGACAAACCTCACAGAGCTGATCGCGGCCACTTGGCATCGACCACTCGCCCCACAAGCACCCATTCGCCATCCATCTCGACGGTCGGGAACGAAGGGTTGAGCGGCTTAAGGAAGGCCCGGCCAGAATCCCAGATGAACTGCTTGAAGGTGGCCTCATTGGTGTCGGTCATCTTGGCTACCACGAACTGGCTGCTCTCAACGTCGAAACCCGGGGCCACCAGGATCACCATACCCTCAGGGAACGACATGCCATTTGGCGAGGTCATCGATGGGCCTTTTACCTTGAGCCAGAACCCGTTTGGTCCAGCCCAGGCGTCTGATGGGTGAACCTCGCAAGAGGCCACGTTTGAAATTTCTACAGCCTCCACGGGCATCCCAGCCTGGACCCAGCTGATTTCTGGGTACTCGTAATATCTGAAAGGCCCCGATGCGGGCTCAACGTTAGCGTCAAAACCTGAAGTGGCTGCGATCATTTCGCCCGTGCCGTTTGCGAGCCACTCGGCGCTCACCCCGGTAGCTTGGGCAAGCGCAAACAGGTTTTCGGGCCTCATGCTCTTGCTGTCGCCCGTAATCCATTGAGTAACGGCGGAAGGAGTGACCCCGCATTCGCGGGCGATCTCCTTCTTCAGTTTTTTGCTGTGCTTGATCGCTTTAGCGATTCGTTCGGGTCTGTTCATCCTCAAATATTAAGCCAGCTTAACTTTAGCATGGCCTTTGCTAGTGGATGCTCTTGTCGTTCAAAAATTAGCATGCTTAAATAGCCTTATCGCCAAAGGAGCGAAGCAATGAAGACAACAGACGCCGCCGCCTTCTTCGGTTCCAAAAAGAAGCTCGCTGACGCTTTGCTGATCAATCCGAGCGCAGTGACCCAGTGGGGTGAGTACGTCCCTGAATCCCGTCAGTACCAGATCCAGGTTCTGACCAAGGGCAAATTGAAAGCCTCCGTAAAAAACGCCGCTTAACCATTTCTCAATCAAAAGGAAAACCCTGAATGCACCTGGACCCCGCCAACAAACGCAGCGAAGTGATCAAGTCGCGTTGGAAGCCAGAGGAGGTCAAGAAGCTGCGCATGGAGGCCCGCATGGCCGGCATGCAACTCGCGACCTACGTGCACGAACTGGCAAACCTGGGTCGACGCCTTGGTGCTGCTGACCTGCTCCGAGAAATGAACGGTGTCGGGCAGCAGGATAAATCAGCTTAAGGACCCTATGGAGGGCCTATGCCTGAAACCACCTTCGAATTGCTGCCAATCGAGGTGAAGGCTGAGGTTCGACAGCTGGCTGCCGACCTTGGCTGGAGCCTGGATAGATCGACGGATGAGTACTTGGAGATGAGTCGCTCACTCGCGATCCAGGAGCAATTGAGACAAATGCGACACAAGGCCCCCGTGTTGGGGCTGGTAGGGCACAAAAAGGGCCTCGATGTTCCCTGATTGTGGAAAGACAGAGGCCCTCTTTCGGGCTTCTAGCAGGCACAAAAAAGCCGGGATTGCGGCCCGGCTCTCTGCAACATCACATAAGTGAGACCAATTATGCATATGCAGAACCACAGTGTACAGCCCATAAGCTTGCTCGCGCCACAAAACGCGAAGCACGATTCTGTGGCGCGCACGATGAGCAGCTTTGATCTGCTCGCCTTGGTGAACGAAGCCAGGATGCAACACGGCGAGAGCGAGGTTCGGCGCGCCGACTTCACTGCCCGCTGCAAGGACGAACTCGACGGCGAATACTACGAAACTTTCGTAGTTAAGAATTCCCGCGGGCCGGCCTCTGAAGGCCTGATGCTGACCAAGGACCAGTGCCTTCTGGTATCCATGCGCGAATCCAAGGCAGTGCGCCGGATCGTCGTGCAGAAGCTCAACGAACTGGCCCAGCCAGCAGCGCCCGCCGACCTCAGCAAGCTGGAAATCCTCCAGATGGCCCTGGAGTCGGAGAAGGCCCGCGTGCTGCTCACTGTCCAGGTCGAGGCCCAGGCCAAGAAGATCGACCACCTGGAAAACCTGTTCAAGGAAGGAATGAGCCACGTCCAGTTCTGCAAGGGCCTCAATGGGGTCAACGTGATGCAGGTTGGCCACTTCCTCGAGCGCCGCAACTGGCTCTACAACGAGAGCAAGTCCGGCACCCGATACCGCGTGGCCGCCTACGCCCGCGACAAGTACATGACCGAGCACCAGCAGGAAATCACCCCGCACGGGAAAGAGGCGTTCATCAGCTACACGCCGATCCTTCTCCGCAAGGGCGCCGTGCGCCTGTACGAGCTGTACCTGGCCGGCCAGCTGCCCATGAAGAAGAACTGGGACGGCCTGCACACCCACGACAAGGCCGTGCGGGGTGCAGCATGAGAAGCCGTGAGCAAGATCGCCAGCAGTGGCAAGACCCCGACTTCAACAAGTGGCTGGATGAAGCCATATCCGACGCTGGCCATATCGTTTGGGATGCGATTCCCGATGTTGGTTCGGCCTGGAATGGCTGGGATGCTGCGAAGGCTGCGCTTGGATACTACTGCCCAGCCTGTAACGGTTCCGGCGAGGAAATCCACGCCACCTATCACGGCCCTGATTCGTTTGAGCGCCTCGGCCACTGCACCGCCTGCAACGGCGATGGGAGGACCTCGGCAGCACTTTCCGTCGCGAGTGAGCGTCTAGTCAGCGAAACCGCGCACCGTGGCGACCTTCAAGCGAAGGCCTGGGGCCTTCAGGCGGAGATCGAACAGCTCAAGGCCGAGAACGAAGCGCTGCGCAAGGATGCCGAGCGGTACCGTTGGCTGAGAGATGGCGCAGGGTATTGCGACACAAGGGATATCCCAGGCATGGCGCCTGCGCGCATGGATGAGTTCATCGACGCCGCCTTGGTCAAGGAGCGCGGCCAATGAGCGTCCAATCCATGTCATGGGCTCTTGAGCAGCGCGACATCGTAGACGCCACCGCGCGCTACGTGCTGCTGGTCTTGGCCAACTACGCCGACAAGAACGGTCGAGGGGCGTTTCCGTCCTCCTCAAGCATCAGCGATGACACTGGTCTGTCCATCCGCACGGTGAAGTACAAGCTCGACCACCTGCTGGAGATCGGCGTGATTCGCCTTGGGAATCAGGCCATTGCCGGTGCCTACATCGACCGTCATGACCGTCGCCCGACCGTCTATGACCTGTGCGTAGAACGGGGTGCAACAGCTGCACCCGGTTCCGAACGGGGTGCAAATGACAACACAACGGGGTGCACCTCACGACAGAACGGGGTGCAAACCACGACAGAACGGGGTGCAGGAGCTGCACCCAATCCATCAATAAACCATCAAGGAACCATCAAAGAACCGAAGGGGCCAGTCGCTGACGCTCCTGCGGCGCCGAAGAAGGCCCCTAAGTTCGACCCGATGACTGCCAAGCCGGCAAACGTCAGCGCCGGCGTATGGGCCGATTGGTGTCAGCACCGCCGCGAGATCGGCAAGCGCCTGACAAAGACGTCCTGCGAGCGCCAGGCCGCCCAGCTGGCCAAGCACCACGCACCAGACGCCGTGATCAACCAGTCGATCAGCAACGGCTGGACCGGCCTGTTCCCGGAGAAGGTGCTGCCGGGCGCACAGCAGGGCCAGCGCCGCAACGGCCCCGACTTCAACGACACCAGCTGGGCTGATGACCTGGGGGACCTATGAACGCACAACCGAAACTGCGCAGCGTCACGCAGATTATGGCGGCGACCAAGAACGTGCCCGCCGAGGTGCAGGCCCCGGCCAAGCAACTGGATCAGCGCACGACCAAGGTGGTCAACGCATTGTTTCTGGAGCTGCAGGCCATCTTCCCTGCGTGGAAGCAGGCTTGGCCTGACGACGATGCTTTGATGGCGGCCAAGCGCAGCTGGATCAAGTCCTTCGCTGCGGCCGGGATCAACACCCTGGAGCAGATCCGCTTCGGCATTCAGAAATGCCGTTTGCTGGGTACCGACTTTGCCCCGAGCAGCGGCAAGTTCATCAAGCTGTGCCAGCCGACGCCAGAAGAGATGGGCATTCCACCGCTTGCGCGTGCCCTGGCAGAAGCGCTGGAGAACTTCCACCCCAGCAGGGCAGGTGCACGCCACTGGACGCACGCAGCGGTGCGCCACGCGGCCCTGCAGTGCGAGGCGCACAACCTGGGCCACATGGAGCCAGAGCGCGCCGAGAAGGTATTTGCCCGGGCCTACGACATCACTATCCGCATGCTGGTCGCCGGCGAGCCACTGGGCGACATCGCTACCGGCATCGGCCACGACAGCCAGAAGAGCCAGCTGGAGCTCGCTGACGAGCACGCCAAGCAGAAGCAGGCCCGCCTGCTGGAGATCCAGCAGATCCCATCAGGAGCGGCGGCGTGCCGTGCGCACCTGCTGGCCAAGTTGAACATCAAGCGCGCCGGGCAGCCGGCCGGGGAGGGGGTGTGAGCAAGGCAGCACTGATCTACGCGCTTGCTGGCCTGGTGCGAGAGATTCGCCTGGCAATCGAGGACAAGAACGAGCGCATCGCTGATCTAGAGCGAAACGCTGCCAAGAAGGTATGCGACCAGCCGCAGGCTCATCCGGCGCGTTGCGGATGCGAGGAGAAGCACTCATGAAGCGCGCCACCCCAGTACGGCTACAGCATCCACTTGACGCAGCGCATGCCCTGGCCAAAGCAGGAATCACCTTCGTTTGCGTGCCAGTCATGAGCGAAAACGACCATTCCGACCTGATACACCTGGCCAGGCAGCGGCTTGGGCAATTGGCTGAGCAGGCAGAAGCCGAGGAGAAGCACTGATGGACACCAACAAGATGCGCGACACCTACGAGGCATGGGCCATCCAGGATGCTGCCAGCGTCGGGCGTGACCTGGTGATCGACCGCGAAGGCGACTGGTACATCGGGAAGGACGCCCAGTTCCTAAATCTCGGCTGGGCCTCCTGGCAGGCCTCCCGCAAGGCCGTGGTGGTGGAGCTTCCGTCAGAAATCGGAGCGCCACCTTACGCCTGCTTCCAGAGTGGCTGGAACGATATGCGTGGCGAAGCAGTGGATGCCATCGAGGCCCAGGGCCTGAAGGTGGCGTCATGATCGCTGCCTACTTCCTGATCATTCTGTTCACCGCCGGCAAGGATTCGGCGATGACCTCCGTCCCGATGGAGTCTGCCGAGGCATGCCAGCAGGCCGCAGTGCAGGCCAAGTCGGAACTTGAAGGCACTTTCAGCATCGTGCGCACCAGTTGCGTGAGGGGCAAGCCATGACCGACTTCGATCTGATTTTCGTGATCTTGGTGTGCTGGGCCATGGGTATGCAGCTGGGCTATGCCCTTGGCTTCCACCGCGCCTGCAACCGTCTGATCCCAGAACTCAACCAGGAGCGTGAGGCCGTCGCCCGGCTGAAGCTGCTGGCGCGCATTCATGGTGACCATCATGGCTGAGCTTGCTTTGATCCGCACACCCCAGGGCCTGGTGCCGGCGACCGACGCCGACCGCGAAACCATCCTGCACTGGAAGGCTGGCCAGGTCATCCACGGCAAATTCACCAAGATGCGCAACGCCAAGTTCCACCGCAAGTTCTTCTCCATGCTGGATCTGGCGTGGGAGTACTGGGAGCCCTCTGGCGGCCTGGTGCCCCGGCAGGAGCTACGTGGCATCTGGGGCTTGGCCAAGTACTTCGAAGAACTCAACCAGCGCCCAGGCCAGCTCACAAATGCCGTGGAGGGATACATCGCCAAGCTGGAGGCCGACCGGGCCGACCGCTTCCCGGTGGTGGACAAGAGCCGGGAGGCCTTCCGCGAGTGGGTAACCATCGAGGCCGGCCACTTCCACCTGGTGCAGACGCCAGATGGCGTGCGCAAGGAAGCCAAGTCCATCAGCTGGGCGAACATGGACGACACAGCATTCGAGCCGCTGTATCGCGACGTTTTCAACGCCTGCTGGCGCCTGGTGCTGTCTGCGCATTTTGAGACTGAGGGTGCCGCCCTGGCCGCGGCCGACATGATGGGGAGTTACGCATGAGTCATGGATTCGGATTTTGGTTTGCTTGGTGGATGCTCCTTTGCGGGCTTGGACTGCACCTCTGGATATTTGGTCGAGCCATTGGTTCGGTCATCTACGCCGCCATCGTCGCTGGCTCATTCGTGAGGTTCGCGTGGGCCTGCGGCAAGGAGCACGGATTTCGTCCGATGCCATGCCCGCGCTGGATGTACGCGCCTGTTGTCTGGGGTGAGATGTTCATGACTGTCTTGGGCGCACCGAAAGGCAGCGTGCGGCATATGGGCGGCGCCGGTGTCTGGAATGGGATTGGCAACTGGACGGTTTACCCGAAGCAGGAGGCCGAACCGTGCGCGTAGCTCTCAAGGAAGTGAAGCAGAAGACCTGCAAGGCCTGCGGGACGAAATTCCGGCCATCGCTATCGACGCAGAAGGCCTGCGGTGTGCAGTGCGCCCTGGCGCTGGCCAAGAAGCCCGAAAACCAGGCGGTGGCACGCAAGGCGATTGCCCAGCGCGAGCGCCGCGAGATCCAGGTGCGCAAGCAGAAGCTCAAGAGCCGAGCCGACTACGTCCGCGAGGCCCAGGCCGTATTCAACCAGTGGGTGCGTCTGCGCGACGAAGCGTTGCCGTGCATCAGCTGCGGCCGGCACCACCAGGGCAAGTACGACGCCGGGCACTACCGCACCGTTGGCGGAAACCCTGAGCTGCGCTTCGAGCCGCTCAACTGCCACAAGCAGTGCGTGCCCTGTAACCAACACAAGTCGGGCGACATCGTGAACTACCGGATCAACCTCGTGCAGCGCATAGGCGCCGACAAGGTTGCCTGGCTGGAAGGCCCTCATAAGGCCCAGCGCTACACCATCGACGAACTCAAGGCCATCAAGGCCGAGTACCGGGCAAAGATCAAAGCCCTCAAGGAGGCAGCATGACACCAGCATGGGGATTTCTGATTTTGGCCACCCTCATGGTGGTGGGCGGTGTATCGCTGTCCTGGGCGGGGGCGGTGCGCCGCAAGCGGTACTCCGAAGAATTCATTTTGAGCAAGGCCAGGCGGGCAGGGGGTGGGCAGTGAATTATCAGAACGTGGTATCGGCAGTGGTCCGCGCACTGGCGGCCGAGACGATCAACAGCGCTGGCGGTTGCGACTTCGAGCCCAAGGTTCAGGCTGCCAAGCAGAAGGGCGCTATCGTGGGCAAGGAGGCTGCATTCCTGATCGACTGTATGGTGTTCAGCCGTCTGCACAAAAACCTCACTGCGGAGCAATGGCGGCACCTGGTGGCGAAGTATTCGACCCATGTCGACCGAAAGCACGCGGCGATCGAGGAAATCACTCGCTCGCATCGTTCGCCGGCGCCGGAGCGTTTCCGTCACTGCGCAATCCTGACCTGGGCCATGCCCAAGCTGCCAGGCGTGGATGGAAAGCGCAGCACCAGCGTCCTGCCAGCCGCCTGGTACGAGATGGATAACTGGAGCAACGAGCCTCACCCGATCAAGACGCAGGAGCGGTGGAGGCGTGACATCCGCAAGGCCTTGGAAGGCAAGGTGAACGAGGCTTTAACCGAGGCTCAGCACATTCTCGACCATGAAGGCCTTTTGGTGGCAAATGCCGCTTGACGATGAGTGAGCCAATGAGCCAATATCCACCCATCCTGTCATTCCTGCGCGTTTAGGAGTGACCCAAAGAAGCCCGGCCACTGAGCCGGGTTTTTTATTGCCCGAAAAGAGGGCCTCAAGAGTCCCGGACGGGGCGGAGCAAATATGGACCCAACCGACCTCGGCCCAGGCACAGCTACCTGGCTGGGCGGAACGGGCACCGTATTGCTGGGCGGCTTCCTCTGGCTGCGCAAGTTCCTCTCTAAGGATGCAGCCGACCGCGCCATGGACAATGCCGACATCGGCACCGTCCGCCGCTTGAACGAACTGCTCGACTCTGAGCGCGAGGCCCGCAAGCTTGCCGAGGCCCGCGCGGACCAATTTGCCAAGGAGCGAAACGAACTCGCTGCCGCTGTTGGTCGGATGGAGGGGAAGATTGAAGCGCTGACCGGTCAGGTGTCTCAGCTCACAGACAAGGTGACGAGCCAGAGCGCCGAGATCGCCCGGCTTCGCGCTCAGCTTGGAGGTGATGCGTGATGGACAGATGCGCACTTGAATTCATTGCTCGCCGCTGGTGGCGTCGGGCTGAGATTTGGATCATCGCCCTGGTGTTGATCGCCGGTGGCGCTGTGCTGGGCTGGCAGTCGGCCTACTGGGCCATGGCCAGTACCCAGGCCCACCAGGTGGACGAGATCCGCAAGGCCTACGATGCCGCCATGACCGAGCGGGACAAGCGCCTGGACGAACTGACCCGGAAGACGGAGAGCGCAGCGACCAAGGCGTCGAAGGCAGCGACCACCGCCACCCAGGCCGCCGACAAGGCTGATGAGGCCCTCAATCGGGTATCGCCGTAACCTCGCCGTTCTGACCACTCCTACGAGCGCGGCACTCGGTCACGGCGAGCATGATCGCTGCAGTCAAACCCGGCATGAGGAATGTGAATAGGATCGTGAGATCCCAGCTCATTGCCGCGCTGCATGGGAAGGCCCAGAAAGTGGCGACAATGACTGACGCGATAACTCGCCAGTCACGTGGTGGTTCGGGCTTGCTCGCCATCGCTGCTACATAGGCTTTCCAGCACCCCCATAGGCTCGGTACAGATATGGCGATAATCGTCACTGGAATGGCGAGCCTATCCATGAAGAGTATTGCCGTGACCAAAAAGAGTAGGCCCCATATGAAGATCAGTGTCACAGGAGCGATTCCTACGATCGCACCGAGCGTGAGGGCAATACGAATCTTGGTTAGCTTGGTCATCCCGATCCCTGTGGAGTAATTCCTTCGCGGATAGCATAAGTCCACCGCGCCACGAAATCGACATGCGCCGTTATGTGGCGCGAAGCTGACGGTCAGATCAGGCACCTATCTGTTAGCCTCTGTCGAGAATGGAGATCGCCAGCTTTTCTCCGTCGCGACAGCCTGTTCTAGCTGGTGTATTCGATAATCAAGCCGCATGACCACCAAAGGATCGGCGCTGCTTGAGTGATCGTGAAGCAGATTAGACAACCGTTTGAGTTGGCCGATCAGCTCTAGATGCTTTGTGGCGAGATCCTTTTTTCCTTCCATAGCGTCCTTTTCCATTAAGACTTGCAAACAGCATAGAGGATCATCCATGGACAACCAGCACAAGAAGATTACCGGCTATCGCGACCTCACCCAGAGCGAGATCGACGGCATGAACTCGATCAAGGCCCTGGAGGCCGACGCTGGCGAACTGTTCAAGCAGATCGGGCACATTGAAGGCGTGGATCAGTGCACCCTGGCCCTGGCCAAGACCAACCTGCAGCAGGGCTTCATGTGGTTTGTTCGTTCGATCGCCAAGCCAGCCGATCCCTTCGCCTGACGTTACGCGCGGGGAGGCCTGTATGAGCAACGTGACCCGGCTCCGGCACGTTCTGCCGCTCCCGGCAGATGTGGTAGCCGCAACCAATGCCCTGGATGCCGCATTGATCAAGGCGATCGATGCAGCCAAGAAATCTGGGCTTCCTCAGGGCCTGCTCGTCGCCATCCTGCACGGGCATGCTCACGCACAGACCCGCGAAATGGTGAGTTAGAAGTCGATCTTCGCCCGGAGTACGCAACGACAGTAGTCACAGGTGCAGTTCTCTTTGATCAATTGAACGTAATCAACCTCAACCGAGATCAGCTTTCCGTCCATCGACGCGCACCAATCGCAGTCGCGGTTATCACCGCAGGACATGGGTGAATACTCTTTGATGCCCAGGCTTTTCATGCGAGCAATGTCTCTGTGCCGGTTGTGATCAAAGGTTGCCTTGAGATAAAGCGACTGCAGCACCTTTGTGGGGCCGAACTCTAGACCCGCTGGGGTGAGTACTTCGCACAGCTCTCGAGTAACTTTTAGCCGAGTGTTTATCCCCAGCGCGCGTTTTTCTTCGAGGGACAGCGGAGCTCCGTCCTTGAGTTTTGCCTCGTGCAGGAAATCTCTGAGAACCGCATCACGGCCTGACTCTTTAATGAACTGAGAGTTGGAAATCTCTGCTTGGTAGTACATCACGATATCGGGTTCTGACTTCTGCAGGGTTGCCGGCTTGCCTGGCTCTGAAATGACCGAAACGGGCGTTGGGGCAGTTCTGAAAAGCTTGGAAAGGATCCTCTTCAACATTTTGCGTTTTGCTCCGTCCTTGAAATGAGCCAACCAATACAGTCAACCCGCCACTATTTCAAGTAACAGGTGACCCATGAGCAGGCCTATGCCTCCAGCTGACCTGCTTGAATCCCTGTGGCTCACGCTGCTGCCCGCTGCGGGTGTGTGGGATTGGGTCCAGAGCGAGATCCTGGCCGACACCGGTAGCATCCATAACCCTGAGCACGCCCATCTTATTGACGCCAACATTGGCGTGCTGTGGGCATCGACAGGGTTCGCCAAGCAGGGGCGGGTGGTTCTCGGCCAGGCCGAACAGCTGATGTTCCGCGCTGGTGGATGGCAGAAGGCACGGCAAGAGCAGCAGATGCGGCAGTGGTTCGGCGAGGAGCCGGCCTACCTCATCACCCTGGCCGCTGATTACTGCGCCCAGTGCACCGACGCTGAGTTCTGCGCCCTGGTCGAACACGAGCTTTACCACATCGCCCAGGCGACCGATGAGCACGGCGCTCCCAAGTTCACCCAGGAAGGGCTGCCCAAGCTCTACCTGCGCGGCCACGACGTAGAAGAGTTCGTCGGGGTAGTGAGGCGCTACGGTGCCAGCAACGACGTACAGCAGCTGATCGACGCTGCAAGCCGGCCGCCTGAGGTGGCCAAGATCAACATTTCGAGGGCCTGCGGAACCTGTCTGCTCAAGTTGGCCTGATGTGAGACAGGCATGAGACGGAATCCAATCTATGGCAGCCCTGAAAAACGATGTGAAAGCCTTCATCGTTCAGGCTTTGGCGTGCTTCGATACGCCTACTCAGGTCTCGCAAGCCGTCAAGCAAGAATTCGACATCGATGTCACTCGCCAGCAGGTGGAGCAGCACGACCCAACTAAGCGTGCCGGGGTCAACCTGGCAGCGAAGTGGCGCACGCTGTTCGAGGACACCCGCAAGCGCTTCCGAGAGGAGACTTCGGAGATCCCCATTGCTAACCGGGCGTTCCGCCTGCGTGGGCTTGGGCGAATGGCCGAGAAGGCCGAGAACATGCGCAACCTGGCGCTGACTGCCCAGCTGTATGAACAGGCAGCCAAGGAATGCGGCGACATGTACGTGAACCGCAAGCTCGAACCCGACAAGCCCCTGGGCTCCCAGGCGGACCAGCAGCACGCCATTGCTGAGTACAAGCTGGAGCCAGACGAGAATGTCCCCGCTAGCCCGTACCTATGAGGCGCCGGTCAAGCTGACGCCAAAGCAGGCGAACATCTACGTCTGGGGCTTCCAGCGAAACGCGCGCTTCCGTGACGCGGTGTGTGGGCGCCGATTCGGCAAGACCTTCCTCGGCAAAGCAGAGATGCGCCGCGCGGCCCGCCTGGCTGCAGAGTGGGGCGTGAGCGTCGAGGATGAGATCTGGTACGCGGCTCCGACGCAGAAGCAGGCCCGCCGGGTGTTCTGGCGCCGATTGAAGCAGGCCATCCCGCGAGAGTGGCGAGAGTGCAAGCCGAACGAGTCGGACATGCTGATCACGCTCAAGAGCGGTCACCTGATCCGCTGTGTGGGTCTGGAGAACTACGACGACCTGCGCGGCTCCGGCCTGTTCTTCGTCCTGGTGGATGAGTGGGCGGACTGCAAGTGGGCTGCCTGGGAAGAAGTCCTGCGTCCGATGCTTTCGACGTGCGAGTACGTGATACCTGGCGTCGGCAAGTGCAAGGGCGGCCACGCTCTACGCATCGGCACGCCTAAAGGCTTCAACCACTGTTTCGACACCTATCGCGACGGCCAGGCAGACGGCGAGCCAGACCACAAGAGCTGGCTCTACACCTCGCTGCAGGGCGGCAACGTCCCGGCCGAGGAGCTGGATGCAGCCCGCCGCAAGATGGACCCTCGCACGTTCCGTCAGGAATACGAGGCCAGCTTCGAGAACTATGCCGGCGTCGTCTACTACACCTTCAGTCGCAGCGAGAGCCGCACAAGCGAGCGCATCAAGCCAGGCGAGGCGCTGCACATCGGCATGGACTTCAACGTCATGAAGATGGCGGCGGTGGTCTATGTCGTTCGAGATGGCCTGCCGCTTGCGCTGGATGAGTTCCACTCGGTGCGAGACACGCCTGAGATGATCGAGAAGATCAAGGTTCGGTTCTCTGGTCACGGCATCGCGGTCTATCCAGATGCCAGCGGCCAGAACACCAGCAGCAAGAACGCCAGTGAGTCAGACCTGTCCTTGCTGCGCAAGGCCGGCTTCACGGTGATCGTGGATAGCCAGAACCCGAGCGTCAAAGACCGGGTGAACTCGGTGAACGCAATGCTTATGAACACCTACGGCGAGCGCCGGCTTAAGGTCAACATGGACCAGTGCCCACAGCTGACGTTGTGCCTGGAGCGGCAGACCTACGACAAGCATGGCGAGCCCGACAAGGACCCGAAAAAGGGCCATGACCACATGAACGACGCCGCCGGCTACTTCATCGCCAAGCGCTACCCGATCAACGTGGCAATGACCACAAGCCAGCCTCTGAGAATGTGACCATGAGCGATAACCCGAGCATTACGTTGCCCGCTGTCGACGCGATGCGCGCCTACTGGGCCGTGATCTCGCCGCTCATGGGTGGAACGATGGCGATGCGGGCGGCTGGCAAGTCACTGTTGCCGCAATACCCTGCTGAGGATGATGAATCCTACAAGGAGCGTCTGCGCCTCTCTACTCTGCTGCCAGCGTACTCGGAGACGGTCGGCAACATGACCTCCCGGGTGTTTGCCGAGCCGCTCCAGGTTGGCGACGACGTGCCCGATGACATCGTGGAGATGACCAAGGACATAGATTGCGCCGGAAACGATCTGAATTCCTGGGCGGTGGGCTTCTTCAGCGAGGGCATGAGCCATGGCCTTTGCCATGCGTTCGTTGACCATCAGCGCGCCGATGCTGTGAAGACTAAGGCCGAAGAGAAGGCCGCGGGCGTTCGCCCCTACGTCGTTATGGTGAAGCCAGAGCAGGTACTGGGCTGGCGGTCCAAGAGCGGCGTGCTCACCATGATCCGCTTCATCGAAGTGGTGGAGGAGGAAGACGGCGAATTCGGCGCGATATGCGTCGAACAGATTCGGGTGCTTGAGCCTGGCGCATGGCGGATCTACCGCCGGAAGGAGAAGGGCGGTGAGTTCGCGATCCATGACGAAGGCGTAAGCAGCCTGACCAACATCCCATGGGTTACCTTCTACACCGGCCGCACCGGCTTCATGACGGCCAAGCCGCCGCTGCTGGAACTGGCCCACCTGAACGTAAAGCACTGGCAGAGCCAGAGCGATCAGGACAACATCCTCCACGTCATCCGCGTGCCTATTCTGGTGCGCATTGGCGTGCAGATGAGCTTCAACGAACAGGGCGTTCCGGTGCCGCCGGCGTTCAAAGTCGGCACTGGGTCGCTGACGGACCTGCCGAAAGAGGGCGACCTGAAGTACGTCGAGCACACCGGCCGGGCTGTTGAGGCTGGGCGTACAGCGCTGAGGGACCTGATCGACGAAATGCGGATGGCCGGCGCCAAGCTGCTCACGCCTGATAAATCAGCGACCAAGACGGCCACCCAGGCGGAGGAAGAGGCCGCCCAAGAACTGTCACCTCTTGCCCGCATGGCCCACCACTTCGCCGACTGCCTAGCCCAGCTGCTGCAGTTCATGGCCGATTACCGGTCCCTCGGGGATGGCGGCACCGTCGAGATGCGCGGCAACTTCGATGTGGACTTCATGCCAGAGGTGTCGCTACCGACGCTTGTCTCCATGGCGAACGCCGGAATGATCTCCAAGGAGACACTGTTCACAGAGATGCAGCGGCGCGGCGTGATTAGCGACGAATACAATTGGGAAGATGAACTGGCGAAGATTGAGGCTCAGGGCCCGGCTCTCGGTGCGCTGTGATGACGACGGCCAATGAGAAGCTGCTGAACGAGCTGATCGGGCATGAGGTCGACCTATCCAGGCTAAGCAACAGCCAGGTCATCACGATCATCAAGATACTGAACAGCAAGGACGCCGATCTGCGGGCTGCCTTAATCGACGCGATCGACAATCTGGGTGCGGACTTGTCCGCTGCTGCTGTCGACATCGCTCTATCTGCCGTCCTCCGGATCAACCAGCAAACCTTCATCGAGATTCGCCTGGCCATGGACCAGGTAACCGACGGGCTGATCAGCTACGAGCTGGCGTTCCAACAGAGCGCGCTTCGTGCGGCCCTGCCGGCTCTGGTGCAGGAGGCATACCCAGCCGTCTCTCCAGCGTTCAGCGCGGTGAAGGCGATTGCCGAGGCGCGGCCTTTCCAGGGGCGCTTGCTCCGCGAGTGGATGGGGGGCATCGAGGCAAGCCGGGCCGCCACAGTACGAGACGCGGTGCGTACGGGTGTGGTCGAGGGGCGGACTACCGCCGACATAGTTCGCACCGTCATGGGCAGCCGGGCTGAGCAGTACGCCGACGGCGCCCTCCAGAAGTCCAGGCGCGACGTTGAGGCGGTGGTCCGGTCAGCGGTATCCCACACGGCCGAAACGGCCAGTGACGCAGCGTACGAGGCCAACAGCGACATCATCAGCCACGTCGAGTGGCTGAGTACGCTGGACAACCACACATCGTCCGACTGCCGCATCCGCGATCGCTTGCCCTACGCGCTGGGCACCTACAAGCCCATCGGTCACACCATCCCGTGGCTGGCGGGGCCAGGCCGTATTCACTTCTGCTGCCGCTCCTCCAAGGTGCCGGTGCTCAAGAGCGCCAAGGCCCTGGGCTTCAGCGACGGCGCAACACGGGCGAGCATGGACGGTCAGGTACCGGAGTCGATGAGCTATGCCGAATGGCTCGGCAAGCAGCCTGCAGCGCGCCAGGACGAGATCCTCGGCCCGGAGCGTGGCCGACTGATGCGCGAAGGCGGGCTGAAGCTCAGCGCCTTCTATAACGACAAGGGCAAGTTCCTGACCCTTGATGAGCTGCGTGAACGACTCAAGTAACCCGCGCCACAAAAGCAGCACCTGCCATTTCGTGGCGCGCACCCTTCAAGCCTCGCCAAGTGCGGGGCTTTTTTCTGCCCGCAGTTCGGATGAACGGGGCGTTATACGGCCGGAAGGCCTGCCAATGGGCGGATGCCCGGAGATCTATCCATGAAGCTCAAACTTGACGAAAACGGCAATGCAGTCCTGAACAATGGCCAGCCTGTGTATGTGCACGATGACGGCAAAGAGGCTCCCTTCGACGCTGCCGCTGCCGTCTCGAAGATCTCGGCCTTGAACCGGGAGGCCCAAGGCCACCGTGAGGCCAAAGAGACAGCTGAGGCCCGAGCCAAGCTGTTCGAAGGCATCGAGGACGCCGACGCTGCAATCAAGGCGCTGGAGACCGTCAGGAACCTCAAGGAAGGTGATCTGGTTACCGCCGGCAAAGTTGAAGAGATCAAGTCTGCCGCCAAACGCGCCGCTGAAGAGCAGGTTGCAGCAGCTGCCAAGGCCGCCGCGGAGCGCGAAAAGACGCTGCAAGGTGATCTGGAGAAACTACAGGGTCAGCTGCATGGTGAGCTCATCGGCGGCAGCTTCAGCCGGTCCAAGCTGATCTCCGAGAAGTTCGCCATCCCTGGCGACCTGGTGCAGGCGCGCTTTGGCCAGGCATTCAAGATTGAAGAAGGCAAGGTGGTCGCTTACGACCAGGCTGGCAACAAGATCTTCAGTCGCGCCCGTCCGGGCGAGGTGGCGGACTTCGATGAGGCGCTCGAAGCCCTAGTGGACCAATACCCCTACAAGGATCAGATCCTCAAGAGCTCCGGCGCAAATGGCGGCGGCGCCCCGCACGGTGGCCATACAGGCGGCAAACCTCCGGCAGGCAAGGGTAACTTCGGCGGCAACAAAGATGACCGCCTGCAAGCTATCAGATCGCAATTCCCTGATCTGGCCCAGTCCTGATCAGCACCTAGCTGTCATCCCGGATGGGGTACGGCGCACCAGGGCGGATGCCCGACAACCATTCATTGAGCCCATCCGGGCAACAGCTATAGGAGTTCCAAAATGGCGCTTTCCGATATGGAAGTGTTCAACACCTACTTCATGCCAGCGACTATCGAGACGCTGGCGCAGATGGTCGAGCGGTTCAATGCCGCATCCGGTGGTGCGATCCTGTTGACCACCGAAGGCTTTGACGGCGACTTCCTGCAGACCAGCTTCTACGCCGGCCTGGCCGGTGCCCGTCGTCGTGTGAACCGCTATGGCAACAACGGAGCCGTAAACCCGGTTGACCTAACTCAGCTCAAGCACAACACCGTCAAGGTCGCGGGCGGTTTCGGGCCAGTGCGTTACGAGCCGTCGCAAATGACCTGGCTGCGCAAGCCAACCGCTGAAGGCGTAGAGGTGGCGTCTCGCTACTTCGCCGAATCCTTGTTGCAGGATCAGCTCAACACCGCAATCGCAGCACTGGTGGCAGGCATTGGCAACCAAGGCGCCGCTGCTGTCGTGGACGTTTCCGGCTCCAAGAAGGTTGACTACATCGCCGTGAACGACAGCCATGCGCTGTTCGGCGACCACTCCAGCCAGCTGATCGCACAGGTAATGGATGGCGCGCAGTTCCACGCATTCGTGGGCCAGAACCTGACCAATGCCGAGCAGCTGTTCAAGTCCGATAGCGTCCGCGTTGTCGATATTCTGGGCCGCCTGGTTGTAGTGACTGATGCTCCAGCCCTCTATAGCGCTGCTGTTGCCGACCCTGCCGCGCCGGCCAAGCGCCGAGTGCTGTCTCTGGCCCAGGGCGCGGCCACTGTTCACGATGCTCGTGACCTGATCTCGAACATCGAGACCAGTAACGGCAAGGAGCGCATCGAAACCACTCTGCAGATCGACTACAGCTTCGGCGTGGGTTTGCGCGGTTACGCCTGGGACGTCGCCAATGGTGGCGCTTCGCCGGACGATGCCGCGCTGGCCACCGGCGCAAACTGGGACAAGGTCGCTGCCAGCATCAAACACACCGCCGGCGTAATGGCTATCGGCCGGGCCTGATCAACAACATGATGCGGCCTTTCGGGGCCGCCAATCTCGGAGACTGACATGTCCGATAAAGTCATTTACGAGCCTCATCCGGTTTCTGCCGAGCGCAAAGCCGAACTGCGCCGGGAGGGCTACAAGATCATCGACGCAAGCTTCGCACCGGGTGCATACAAGGCCTCGATGGAGAGCAAAGAGGATCTACGAAGCCGGAAGGCGCTGGATGCGGCGCTGGATAAGCTCCCGGGCGATCAAAGCGACCCGGACTACGTGGTGGGCAGCATGCGTAGCTTTTACGGCGAGCTATTCACGCAGGAGGATGAATCCCGCGTGCGTGAACTGGTGAAAGCGCCGATCAAGAAGCCTTCCCATGGGCTGCGCATCGATGACATCAAAGCCAAGCTCAATGAGAAGGGTATCGCTTTCAGCCCGGACGCAGAGCGAAGCGATCTCGCCAAGCTGCTGGATGAGGCCGTGTAATGGCCAATTACGTCACCGTCGAGCAGGTAAATGCCCTGCTTGGGCCTACCTGGGCGCAAGACGACCAGAAGGCTCGGGCGGTGCTGATGGCCAATACCTGGCTGACCAACCTGAAGCTGCCGGCGTTTGAAACGGTCCCCGGCGAAGTTATCCAGGCGGGCGCTGAGGTGGCCAAGGAGGCCGCCGCCGGTAAGTTGTACCAGGCCAAGGAAACTGGTGTGCTGAGCAAATCGGTGAACGCCGACGGCGTTTCGACCAGTAAAACCTACTCCGACACCTCTCGATCCCTCAGCGCAGGAGAGTCATTCGCACTGGCTTTGTTGGCTCGTTACATGGGATCTGGGCAAGCCAAGATCGTGAGAGGGTGAGATGGGTATCAGGAGCGAACTACAGGCAGAGCTTGGCCAGGCCTTCGACACTGATTTGGCCGATGCAGTAGCACCGGTCGATGGAATTCGTTCGGTTCCGGGCGCGTATGACCCTGAGAAGGGCGGAAGTACGCCGGCGACAACACTGCACTATGCCGGCCGCGGGGTCTTTGGCCAGTACAAGGACCGGGAGATCGATGGGACTCGCATCCTAGCGTCTGATGTGCGCCTCAAAGCCCTCCAGAACGAATTGCTCATGAAGGAAGGCGATCAGATCACGGCCAACCCCGCCATTCCCGCCATCGGTGACCGCATCAGCGGCTATCGGGTCTTGAACGTGGGTCAGGACTCGGCCAAGGCCACCTGGACCATTCAGCTTAGGAAGTGACAATGTCTCGCGGCTCACATATGACCAGCCGCTACGGCGGCCTGGACGGCGGCTTCGCTGCGCAGTTGGAGCAGTTTGCAGAGACAGCCAAGGAAGCCATGGATCTGACCTTTCGAGAGGTCGTGATCATGGTTGGCCGTAGGCTGGTGACGATGTCGCCGGTCGGCAACCCGGATATCTGGAAGGTTAACGTCGAGGCTCAAGGCAGCGCTGCGGAGCAGATCGCGGCTTACAACGCCAAGGCAGCGGCCATAAATGCCGGCATTACCTCCGACCAAGCCAACTACACCAAGAGCGGCAACCTGAAAGGCGGCCTGAGGCTGCGCAAACCACTGACCAAGCGTGAGCAGCGCGAGAACTTCGGGCTCGGTGTCCGGACGGTGGGCCAGGGCTATGTGGGCGGGCGCTTTCGCAGCAACTGGCAGCTCACAACAGGCGTCCCAGCTGCAGGCGAGATCGAGGATATCGAGAGCGCTGGCGAGACGTTGGATCGCCTCCTCGTGGCTGCTGGTGATCTCTCCGCTGGTGAGGTCGCCTTCATCGTCAACAATCTGCCGTATGCCATCCCGCTTGAGTATGGCCACAGTTCCCAGGCACCGGGCGGCATGGTGCGGGTCACCGTCGCCGACTTCCAGCGCATCGTCGAAGAAGCTATCAGGACCCACCGAGCATGAGCCAAGCACGAGCACGACAGGCCATCGAGATCAAGTTGACGGCCTGGGCCACGGCGCGCCCGATCCGGGTCGCTAATCTCGAGCAGGGATTCGAGGCCGGGTCTGATGAGACCTACTTGCAAGCGTTCCAGCTACCGGCTGGCACCACCTGCCGATACTTGGGCGGCGACGCCTACGAGTACACCGGCGTCTACCAGTTGAACATCGTTTGCCCGGCGGGCCAGGCACTGTCTACAGCTGAGGCGCTGGTCGAGGAGCTAACCGGCCTGTTCCGGGTCGATTCACCGCTCAGCCGCAACGGCTTCGAGGGCCTGGTCACCGAACCAATTGACCAGGGCCCAACCATCACCGAGTCGGCGACCTACACGGTCCCGGCCAGCTTCACCTACCGCGGTGTCGCGGACCAATCAGCCCTTTGACGGGCTAGTTCAACTAGCGGCTTGTCATCACGGCGGGCCTTTTTCGTATCTGGAGCATCCAAATGCAAAGCGCCGATTACGTGCCGGGGGTATCCGGCTGGAAGATTCACGACCATATCCGGCTGGAGCTGAATGAAGGCAATAGCCGTGTCCACGCTGAGGTGAAGATGATCACTATTGCTGGGCCTGGGCAGACCAACGACCAGGCGGCGCAGGAGCTCAGCCAATTCCTCAAGTCTTACACCTCTGAAGAGGCCTCTGCCGTTACATGCCTGAGCTCGCGGATTACTGCTGAGATCTCGGCCAGAGCGCATGCTGATATGGCCCTGGCCTCGCGAATTGACTCTGTCCAGAGCTTCACGAATCCGGCCGAGCTGCATGTGAAGCCCGAGGAAGCAGTCGAGCCTCTTCGTATGGGCAAGGTGGTCTTTCACGGTGAGACTGCTCGGCAGATCCGGGCCGCACAGACGGCTCTGCGTGAAGCGGGTGTCGGCCAGTTGGAAGTCGTTACCCGGGCGAGTGAACCCGGCGATCCGTTCTTTGTGATCGACGGCCAGCCGTTCGACAACAAGGCGACAGTCGAAAGTGCTGCTATCGATCCATGCACTTACAGCCTCAAGGTAACCATGGGTGACGATGGTCGCTTCTACATTGCCGGCGTTGGGATTGGTGTCAGCACCGTTGCAAGCGAGCTAAACCTTGGCCCTAGCCTGGAAAAGGATGTGCGGCGTTTGCTCCGCGAAGAACTCCAGCCTGGCGGGATTCTGTACCGTCACTGACAGCGGATTTTACCAATGCTCGCCGCGTGCGGGCTTTTTTCGTTTCTACCCAAGAGGAAAACACCATGGCCGCACGCTTCCCGCTGCCGAACGGCTCCGTGCTGGAAATCGCCAGCGTACTCGCCGCTGCCGTAGCCTTCACTGCTTTGACCAATGCTGCGCCACCTGTGGCCAGCGCAGCAGGGCACACCATCAAGAACGGCGATGTTCTCGTCGTCAGCTCTGGTTGGGCACTGGTTAACGACCGTGCTATCCGTGCGGCCAGTGTCGCTGCCGACAAGTTCTCTTTGGCCGGGCTGAACACAACCAACACCGATAAATACACCGCCGGGGCGGGTGTGGGCTCTGTGATCCCTGTGACCAACTGGGCTCAGATTTCGAAGGTGACCGCCTTCACCTCTTCGGGCGGCGAGCAGCAGTACCTCACGGTCGGGTACCTGGAGGACGATGACGATCGCCAGTTCCCCACCAACCGGAACCCCATCACCCTGTCGATTACTGTCGAGGACCAGCCTGCGGCTGCCTACGTGGGCTTGGTTGAAGCCTACGGCGATAGCAAGGAGCTGACTGTCGTACGCCTCAAGCTGCCCAATGGCGACCAGATCCTCTACCCGGGCTATGTGAGCATCACCACCACCCCGACCATGGAGCGCAACAACCTGATGACTCGAACCATCAGCATCGCGCTCTCGGGCCGTCCGGTTCGCTACCTGGCTTCTGCCTAAGGAAACCTCATGGCGAAGATCAAAATCGCGCAGAACCCGACGTTTACCGCCGATGTGCAAGTACCTCGTATCGGTGGAGAGGCAGTGCCGGTGGAATTCGAATTCCGCTACATGGACCGCGTGACGCTGGCTGGCATGTTTGATCGCTGGAACAAGGCGCGCGACGCCTGGGCAGAGAAGGCCAAGGCCGACAACGCGACCTGGGAAGAGGTGACCGCCGGCGAGATCGCCCTACAGGCTGAGCAACTTGGCGAAATCGTCACCGGGTGGGACCTAGAGGACGAGTTCAGTGCCGAAGCCATCGATCACCTGGTGCGTACCTGCACCGGCGCTCCGAAGGCGGTTATCGACGCCTACCAGGCCGCCTACAGCCCGGCCCGCTTGGGAAACTGAGGGCGGCGGCCCGGGCCTGCTACGAGCGCGGCCCGTCCGCCGAGCAACTGGCGGCGCTGGGGCTGACCCCGGATGACATCGAGGAGGAGGTGGTAGAGGTCTGGCCAGATGCATGGCCAGCCTTCCGCCTGTTCGATGCCATGGGTACGCAGTGGCGGGTGGCTTCTGGCGGCCCGTCAGGCCTGGACTACGCCGCCATTCCTGCTGCGGCCTCAATGCTCGGCATCAAGCGCCGCAACCTCACCGATATTTTCCCCGATCTCCGCGTCATGGAGGTTGAGGCCTTGGCCGTCATGGCCGAATCCATGGAGTAGATCATGACCACCATCGCTTCTCTCGGTCTTCAGATCGACTCCGGGGATGCCGTTGAGGCCAAGGACAACCTCGACCAGCTGACGGACGCCGGCAAGCGTAGCGAGGAGTCGGCCGGGCGAACCGGGCGTGCCTGGGAGACCGCTCTGGGCAGCCTGCAGGGTGACACCCGGCAGATCGTGCAGGAGTTGCAGGCGCTCAATGCCAAGCAGACTGAGCTGGCGCAGCAGATGGCCACCGTGGGGCGCGCCGTTACCAGCGCTTCCACGGCGTTCAGCAGCGCCGCGGCGAACATGGGGGCGCTCCGGACTGAGGCCGCGCAGGCGGGCAAGGTGCAGGAAGCGCTCACCAGCGCCACGGATGCCGGCGCGCAGGCTGGCCGGCGTGCAGCCGAATCTGCCGACGAGCAGCAGGCCAGGATTCTGGCCGTAGCCAAGGCGTCGCTGGAGGCCAGCCAGTACGTTCAATCGCTCAACCGGGCGACCGAACAGAGCGCCGAGGTCACCGCGCGGGCAAATGCCGTTCTGTCCGACAGTGCCAGCCGGCAGGCAGCCATCAACAGCCGGGCCCAGGCCCTGATCGCTACTGAGGAGCGCCAGGCGGAGGCGTCGAAGAAGGCTGCCGGCGCGCATCGGGAGGAAGGGCAGGCCCTTGAGGAGCTGCTGGGCAAGATCGACCCGACCGTCGCGGCCATGAGTCGGTTGGACCAGATGGAGCAGAAGCTGAAGGGCTTCCGCACGAGCGGCGCGCTCGATGCGGAGACGTTCGGCGAGTACCAGGTGAAGATCGACCAGGCGCGCACCGCACTGGGCGGCGCCGATGTTGCGCTGAATAAGACCGGTATGTCGGCCAAGGCCACGGCTGCGGCATTGCGCGGCGTGCCGGCGCAGTTCACCGACATCGTGGTGTCCCTGCAGGGTGGCCAGGCGCCGCTCACTGTGCTGCTGCAACAGGGTGGCCAGCTCAAGGATATGTTCGGGGGCGTAGGTCCGGCCGTCCAAGCCCTGGGCGGTTATGTCATGGGGTTAGTCAACCCATTTACGGTTGCGGCTGCAGCGGTGGGCGTGCTCGCCTATGCCTATTACTCAGGCAGCGAAGAGGCGGTCCGTTTCCAGAAAGCGCTGATCACCACCGGCAACGCGGCCGGCACGACGTCGGACCGGCTTTCTGGCATGGCGCGCGAGGTCGCCGCGACTGTCGGTACCACCGGCGCCGCGGCCGAGGTACTCATCCAGCTGGCCGGCAGCGGCAAGATCGCCGCTGGCAGCTTCGTCGAGATCACCGAAGCCGCTTTGGAATGGCGCTCGGCGACCGGCAAGGCAGTCGAGGAGACCGTTGCCGAGTTCGTGAAGATTGGCAAAGACCCGGTGGCCGCCGCCAAAGACCTCAACGACCAGTACAACTTCCTGACGGCTTCGACCTATTCGCAAATCGTTGCGCTGAAGGAGCAGGGCGACACCATCGGGGCCGCCAAGCTGCTCACCGACACCTACGTCGACACCATTAAGAATCGCAGCAAGGAGGTCTCCGAGAACCTTTCCATCTGGGAGCGCGGATGGAAGGCGCTACGTGGCGAGGTTGCTGCCACGGTCGATTCGGTCAAGAACATTGGTCGGGACCAGGACATTGCGAGTCGGATCGTCGACATGCAGCGCCAGGTCGCTGCGGCACAGAGCGCTGTGAATGCGGACGCCGACGACAGCGACGCTCAGAAGAAGCTCACCAACGCCAGCCTTGAGCTGAAGGGGTTGATCCAGCAGCGCGACACGCAGCAGGCGATAGCCAAGGCTCAGGAGCTGGACGCTCAACGGCAACAGGCGGCCATCGTGGCGATCGGCAAGATCGACGCCCTGGAGAAATCCGCCAGGACCAACGCCGAGAAGCGGGCCGATGCACTAAAGGAGTACAACAAATCTCTGGATGCGATTCGCAAGGTCAACCCGAATGATGAACGGCTCAAGCCTGAGACTATCGCCCGGGTGCAGGCCGACATCGCCAAGCAGTTCAAGGATTCTTCAGGGCGCACCACGTCGGTTGACCTCTCCGGGTTCAACGACCAGAAGAACGCGCTAAGCGCCATCCTGGCCGAGTACAAGAACCATCAGAAGGAATTAGACGCGGCGCAGAAGGCCGGCTTGATCTCGCAGGAATCGTACGCCGCCCAGCGGGCCGCAATCATCGAGCAGCAAAAGGCTGAGGTCACCAGCGCCTATGAGGCCGAGATCAAGTTGCTGGAGGAAGCCAAAGGGCGGAGCAGTACCAGCGCGCAGCAGCGTATTCAGCTGGACCAGAAGATCGCCGACGCCCGGGCCGCCATGGTGAAGGCGCAAAAGGACGCAGATACCGAGCTTTCGGTGCTGGCGACCAATGAGCAAGGCCGGTTGGCCAAGCAGGCCAGGGCTGTGCAGACCTACACCGACGCCCTCGACCAGCAGGTCCTGGCGCTGAGACAGCAGGGGCAGCGCTCCGCCGACAGCCTTGGGCTCGGTGATCGCCAGCGCGGCTTGCAGGATCAGCAGAACGGCATCACTGATCGGATGAACCAGCAGCGCCTGGACCTGGCCAACCAGTACGGTGATGGCTCCCGTGGCATGAGCCTCGATGAGTACAACCAGAAGCTGGCGGCCTTGAGCAAGACCGAGAAGGACCTTCAGGAAACCACCATCGCCAACTACGACCAGATGACGGCTGCCCAGGGCGACTGGCGCAAGAGTGCGTCGTCGGCCTTCCAGAACTACTTGGAGCAGGCCCGGGATGTTGCCGGGCAGACGAGATCCCTGTTCACCAACGCCTTCAGCTCGATGGAGGACGCGGTCGTGAACTTCGCCATGACGGGCAAGTTCTCGTTCGCCGACTTCACCAAGTCGGTGCTGGCCGATATGGCTCGCATCGCAACACAGCAGGCTGCTTCTGGCCTACTGGGTAGCTTGGTGAGCTGGGGTGCCACCGCGGCCTCTGCCTATTTCGGCGGTGGCACCGGTAACGGCATGGAGGCAGGGTCTGCAGGCGCGGTGTCGTCCAACCTTGGCGCGTCGCAGGCCGGCTACTCCAGCGCCTACTTCCCGCAGGCGTTGGGTGGCGCTTGGTCGAACGGCGTTCAGCTATTCGCCGATGGTGGCGCCTTCACCAACTCCATCGTGAGCACTCCGACCGCTTTTGGCATGGCCGGCGGCAAGCTGGGAGTGATGGGAGAGGCTGGCGACGAGGCTGTGATGCCCCTTACAAGAACAGCGGGTGGCCAGCTTGGAGTGATGGCGGTTGGCGGTGGGAGCGGCGGATCGGTGATCAGCGTGTCCGCGCCAGTTAGCATGGTGGTGGAGGACAGGAGTAGCGAGGGCATGCAACTTGATCAAACGCTGCTCCAGCAGAACATGCAGAAGCAGATGCAGATGGCTGCCGAGAAGGCGGTCGCTGACTCATGGCGTCCAGGTGGCGTCAGCCATCGCAATACCAGCGGGAGGCGCTGATGGCCATCGAAAAATTCAGCTGGCCAACCCAGCGCGGGGAAACGCCGGAGATCAGCTACCGAACCCGCGAGTCACGCTTCGGCGGCGGGTACCGACAGGTCGTCGGCGACGGACCCAATAACAAGGAAGACAGCTACCCCATCACGGTTACCGGCACGAAGGCTCAGGTCCGCAAGGTAATGGAGTTCTTCGACCGGCACGGTGGCGCCAAGGCCTTTCTTTGGTCTACGCCGCTTGGTGATCTGGGGCTGTTTACCTGCAAGGATCCAAAGCCTACCCCGGTGGGTGGCGGGCGATTCAAGGTTGCCGCCACTTTCGAGCGGGCATTTCATCCGTAAGGAACCACCATGTCACTGATCAAGGACATCCAGACCCTAGAACCTGGCAGCGAGGTATTGCTGTTCGAGCTGGATGGCTCGGACTTCGGTGCCGACATGCTGCGCTTCCATGGCCATGCAATTCCGCATACCCCCGAAGAACTGGCGGCGGCCGGCGCGAATGCCGACCAGTTGCCGGCGAAGTCAATCTGGTGGCAGGGCAATGAGTACGGTGCCTGGCCCATGCAGATTGACGGCATCGAGGCGAACTCGGACGGCACCGCCGTGCGGCCCACGCTGACAGTCGGTAACGTCAACGGCAGGATCACGGCGCTGTGTCTGGCCTTCGACAACCTGCTGGAGTTCAAGCTGACCATGCGTCACACCATGGCGCGCTACTTGGACTCGGCAAACTTCCCCGCCGGCAACCCGGAGGCTGACCCGACCGAGGAAGCGATCGAGGTCTGGTACATCGACCAGAAAGTGTCGGAGGGCGGCACCACCGTTGCCTGGGAGTTGGCCAGCCCTGGCGACGTAGGTGGGGAGACGATTGGCCGGCAGATGACGCAGTTGTGCCACTGGGCGATGACCGCTGGATACCGGGGGCCGAACTGCGGCTACACCGGTTCCTATTTCGACCTGGACGGCAACCCTACTGACGATCCTGCCAAGGATCAGTGCAATGGCTGCCTTGACACTGGGTGCACAGTCCGTCACGGCCAAGGCAACCAACTGCCCTTTGGCGGCTTCCCGGCCGTTTCCCTGATCGCACGGAGTTGATTATGCGCAAACACATCCTCGCCGCCGTGCAAGCGCACGCCGCGGCGGAATACCCGCGAGAGTGTTGCGGGCTGATCGTTGCTGTGGGCCGGGCTCACCGGTACGTGCCATGCGAGAACACCGCCACCGAGCCCGCCGAGGAGTTTCGCATCTCCCCGGAGCACTACGCGACGGCCGAAGACATGGGTGAGGTGATCGGTATCGTGCACTCGCACCCTGATGCCACCAGCAAACCGTCGGCGAGGGATCTGGCCATGTGCGAGGCGACCGGCCTGCCTTGGTACATCCTGTCGTGGCCTGAAGGCGATCTGCGCAGTATCACGCCAACCGGCTACACGCCGCTGCTGGGCCGACCGTTCGTGCACGGTGCCTGGGATTGCTGGCAGGTCTGCGCGGACTGGTACAAGTGTGAATGGGGTCTGGAGTTCCCGATTTATGCCCGGGAAGAAGGGTGGTGGGAGCAAGCCGAGGGGCCGAGTTTGTACGAGCAGGCTTATGAGGCTGCGGGCTTCTACCAGGTCAGCCAGCCGCAGCGCGGCGACATGATCGTTATGGCAGTGGGGCGCACCGCTCATCCCAACCACGCAGGCATCTACCTAGGTGCTGATGCGCAGTTGCCCGAGGAGCATGCCCAGGTCTTCGGGCCAGGCCCCTTCATGCTCCACCATCTGTTAGGCAGGCCATCAGAAATCATCGTGTTCGGCGGGTCATGGCTCGACCGTACGCGCCTTGTGTTGCGTCATCGGGACGCGAAGTAAAGCGGCAGAGCCGCGGGAGAGGCTATGACCAAGACCACTCAAACCTTCCACTATCGGATTGAAAAGTTCAGCCTCAACCAGGACGAGATCATTGCCGCGCTCCGACTGAAGTACGGCAAAGATCCAGCTTTCAAAGACGGGAAAATGACCGCAGCCCATCTCGAAACACTTCTGCCGACAGTTCCAGGGTACGGAGATCTTGATTTTGAGTTTACTGTTGATCTCCGGCAGGACTGTCGCTTAAGTGGCTAGACGCCAGCTTCTCCTCGATAGCGACAAGCCTTTCATCGATGTCACCAATCGCTGCGATGAGCCGGTTGAAGCAATCGGCTGCGCTTTGCGGGTCAGGACGACTTGAGCCAAAGGCACGCAGAGCCTGGTTCATCTTCTGCGCCGCTGACCTGAGTTCCTTGGTGACTTTCTGGCTATTTGGCATGACGTTTCCTTGCATGTTATTGCCCCAGTCCATGGGCTTTCCGGCAACGGACCGGGGCGGTTCGTTGGAGGCACAACGCTACTACGCTCCAGCGAGGACTACATACTGGCTTTCCATCCAGGGCCATGGGAGCAAGGATGGCGAATTGACATCGCTGCTGTCGGTCCGTAAATTCCGACCCTTGATTACTGATTAAGGGCCAGCAGACTTTGGCTCTATATAAGCAACGCGAGGGAAGCAAGTGGCAAAGTTTATGTGGATCGTTACCATCATCATGTCGTTGTTTGGTGCCGTGTTTGGGTTTGGCGGGATGATCCTGGCGAACGGTGCGCCGCAGGAGGCTGCGGCCGCCTCAATGGGACTCGCATGCGCTGTTATTCCCTACTGCCTTGCGAAGGCACTGACCGAAATCCGCTCGCTCTAGATCGTCATGGTTCGACTGAGCCCAGCCCCGTGCCGGTTTTTTTGCATCACCCTCAGATCCGGTGCTTCCCGGCGTGATGCTTCCCCAGAGCGCTGGCGTGGAATGCACGCGAGAGGTGCACTTTCTCAAGTTGCTCGAACTTGGCTCTGGCCTCGGCCCGTTCTCGGGTTCGTAAGTCTTCAAGCATCATGGCCCAATGTTCCATGACTTCAGCAAATCTCCGCTTCTCATTTTCGGACATGCACTCATCGTCCTTATGAACAGTTGGGAAGTATGAGGATAGTCGGAAAGTAAGGTTGGCTTGGCTCGCTTGTCGACCGACCACACTGGATGCCTGCCCAGCCCGCTGCTACAGTCGCGGTTTTCAGGGGAGGGATCTCATGCGAATTCTGATCGGTGCTCTGGGGCTGGCTTTGCTGGCCGGGTGTGCGAGCGTTTCCGAAACTCGGAGCAATCCGCCGCTTTTGGATCTGAAATCACAAAAGCCTGCCAATGACGTCGCTGAATGCATTCGTGATAGCTGGCAGAGCACTACCGTTCTGGGCGCAAGCGTCGGCGGAATCCTGCAGTCATCCGGCAATCGATACTCTGTTCTCGCTCCAGACGTGCAGGCGCCTCTGCACTTGGTCGATGTGGAGCCAAGCAACGGCGGATCCACGGTTCGATATCACTTCTACCGCACATGGCAGTCGCCGCTTGAACGGGTTACCGACGCGGTGAAGGCGTGCGTCAAGTAGAGGAAACACTTATCTCAAGCCACCTTCGGGTGGCTTTTTTGTTGCTGGAGGAAAGCAATGACCGCCTTTGCCGTCGAACATCAACCAATGACCAACGTCCTGCTTTACGGAAAGCTTCGCCGATTCGGGCGGTCTTTCAGGCTATCCGTTCGGTCTCCTGCGGAAGCGATCAAAGCTCTCTGTATTCAGGTCCCTGGCTTCGAGCAGTTTATTGCCAACTCCAAGGCGGAGGGGCTCGAGTTTGCCATCTTCCGTGGAGAAAGGAACCTTGAAGAAAAGGAGCTCGGCTTCGGGGGAACTGGTGATATTCGGATAGCCCCTGTGATTACCGGCAGCAAGCGAGCAGGCCTGCTTCAGACCATCATCGGCATTGCGATTGTGGCCTTGGCCTGGTGGAACCCGTTGGGCTGGTCTGCTGCCACAGCTCTCGCTGTCGGCATGGGCGGTGGATCGATGGCCGTGGGCGGTGTGATCCAAATGCTAAGCCCGCAGGCTCAAGGGCTCACCATGAGTGGCTCTCCGGAGAACCTCCCGAGCTATGCCTTCGGTAGCGCCAAGAACACCACTGCCAGCGGAAACCCCGTTCCGATTTGCATCGGAGAACGCCGCTGGGGCGGGGCGATTATCTCTGCCTCGATTGAGGCGCAAGACAAGGCCTAGTGCCGATTCAGCAAGCCGACCGCCTCCGTGCGGTTTTTTATTGCCCGGAGGAAAGCATGGGCGCAGCAGAGCACCTAGATATCGCTGGCGCAAAGGGCGGCAGCAGCAAGCCAAAGACGCCGGTCGAAGCTCCAGACAGCCTGCAATCGACGAACATCGCCAAGATTCTGCTGGCTGTTGGCGAGGGCGAATTTGACGGCACGCCGACTGATCGTGACATCTACCTCGACAACACGCCCATCATGGATGCCAGTGGCAGTGTGAACTTCCCGGGCGTGAAGTGGGAGTGGCGACCTGGCTCGGTTGAGCAGGATTACATCCAGGGCATCCCCTCGATCGAGAGCGAGAATACCGTCAACGCTGAGCTGCGCAGTGACAACCCATTCACACGCTCGCTCAGTAATACGCAGTTGTCCGCAGTACGCGTGCGCATGTCCTGGCCTCGCCTGGTCAGTCAGGACAGCAGCGGTAACACCAATGGCTACCGCATCGAGTACGCCATCGACATCGCGACTGATGGCGGCGCATACGTGGAGGCCCACCTGGGCGCTGTGGACGGCAAGACTACCAACGGCTATCAGCGCTCGGTGCGCGTGAACCTGCCGGCGGCGACTTCGGGCTGGATGCTGCGCGTCCGTCGCATTACCCTGAACGCGAACAGCGGCACCGTTGGCGACACGATGACGATCGCTGGCTACACGGAGATCATCGACCAGAAGCTGCGATATCCAAACACAGCTCTGCTCTACATCGAGTTCGACGCCCAGCAGTTCCAGAACATCCCGGCAGTGACGGTGAAGTGCAAAGCCAAGCGCTGGCCGGTACCGACCAACTACGACCCGGTGTCACGCACCTATACCGGCGTGTGGGACGGGACATTCAAACAGGCCTGGACCAACAACCCGGCGTTCGTGACCTATGGTGTGTGCGTTGAGGACCGTTTCGGCCTGGGCAAGCGGATCAAGTCTTGGATGGTCGACAAGTGGGAGATGTACCGCATTGCCCAGTATTGCGACCAGCAGGTGCCGAACGGTGTCGGGGGTCAAGAGCCGCGCTACCTGTGCGATATGAACTTGCAGGGCCGTGCGGACGCGTGGTCGCTGCTGCGCGATCTGTCGGCCATCTACCGTGGCATGGTGTACTGGGCTCACGGCTCGCTGTTCATGCAGGCGGACATGCCGCGCGCCCAAGACATCGACTATGTCTTCACCCGGGCCAACGTCATCGACGGCGAGTTCGTGTATGGCGGCGCCGAGCGCAATACGCACTACAGCCGGGCATTGGTCAGCTACGACAACCCGGCCAACAACTACGATACCGATGTCATCCCGGTAACCGACCTCGCGCTCCAACGCCGCTATCGTGACCGTCCAGTCGAGATCTCGGCCATCGGCTGCACCCGTGCCTCCGAAGCCCAGCGCCGCGGCAAGTGGGCGCTGTTGAGCAACAGTCAGGATCGCACCGTCACCTTCAAGACCGGCATGGAAGGCCGCATCCCGCTGCCTGGCTACGTCATCCCTGTGGCTGATGAGCTGGTGGCAGGTCGCCCGAATGGCGGCCGGATCTCGTCGGCCGCTGGCCGTGTGGTCACTTTGGACCGTGACACCCCGATCAAGGCTGGCGATCGCCTGATCCTGAATTTGCCGAACGGGACTGCCCAGGCGCGTACGGTGCAATCTGTCGCTGGCCGAGCTGTGACTGTGACCACAGCTTATGGCGTACAGCCAGAACCTGAGCTGCAGTGGGCGATCGATTACGACGATCTGGCTGTCCAGCTGTTCCGGGTGCTGAAGACTACGCGCACCCAAGAAGGCGACTACGAAATCACTGCGCTCGAGTTCAACCCGAGCAAGTTTGCGGCGATCGACACTGGTGCCAAGCTGGATGAGCGCCCGATCAGCGTGATCCCGGTGACAACCGTGCAGCCCCCGGCCAGCGTAACGCTGTCGTCTGCCCACATGATCGACCAGGGCATCGCCGTCAGCACCATGACCATCGCCTGGCCGGCAGTTGAGGGTGCCGTCGCCTATGACGTTGAGTGGCGCAAGGACAACGGCAACTGGGTTCGCCTGCAGCGCACCGGTGCGGCGTCTGTCGACGTGGTTGGTATCTACGCTGGCGCCTACCTGGCGCGCGTGCGTGCGATAAGTGCGTTTGACATCACATCGATCTGGAAGAGCTCGGCTCTGGCCCAGCTGAACGGCAAGGAGGGCTTGCCGCCGGCCGTTACCTTCCTGACCGCCGAAAGTCTGCTATTCGGTATCGGCATCAAGTGGGGCTTCCCGGCCGGCGCCGAGGACACCCAGCGTACTGAGCTGTGGTATGGCGAGGGCACGGATATTGGCGCCGCAACCAAGCTCGCCGATCTGGCGTACCCGCAGAATGAGCATGTAATGCAAGGCCTGCGCGCCGGGCAGACGTTCTACTTCTGGGCGCGGCTGGTCGACCGTTCCGGCAACCTTGGCCCATTCTTCCCGATCGCCCCGACGGTGGTTGCCGGTATGGCCAGCGCAGATGCTGGTGCGATCCTCGAGCAGATCAAGGATCAGATCACCGAGAGCGAGCTGGGCAAGGAGCTGACCAGCCGTATCGACTTGATCGACATGAATGGGCCGGGCTCGGTGAATGAGCGTGTCGGGGAAGTACGCAACCAGCTGAACGAGCAGGTGGCGGAGGTCAACAACGCGATCGAGACGGTCAAATCGTCGGTGGTGACGGCCCGCGATGAGTTGCAGCTGCAGCTTGCGGCTGTTGATCAGGAAGTCGACGCCGCCAGGTTCGAGCTACAGCAGCAGATCAACACTGTGTCCGCGTTGGCCGGCTCGTTGCCGTACAACAAGGACAAAGCCTATACCCTCAATCAGGGCGTATTGGGCGCCGACGGCAAGCTCTACCAGGCCCTGAAAGCGGTACCTAAGAACAACCCGCCGCCGAACACAGCCTTCTGGACCGATGTTGGTCAGGCTATTGTTACGGCGGCCGGTACTGCTGCGCGGGTGCAGACGGTTGAAACAAAGGTTGAGGTGCTGGAGGGCACTACTTCAGCTCAGTCGCAGCAAATCACCGGCCTGCAATCCAGTCTGACGGCCACCAATGGCAACGTTACGGCTGCGCAGAAGGCCGCGCAGGCGGCAGCCACAGCAGCCGGCACCAAAGGGGAGGTGATCTACGGTTCGACGGCGCCGGCCGCTGATAAACGCTTGGCGCAGAACCTCTGGATCGATACAAGCGGCAATGCCAACACGCCAAAGCGCTGGAACGGTTCGGCATGGGTCGCGGTCACGGACAAGGTTGCCACTGACGCCGCGGCGGCCGCAGCCAATGCTCTGGCCGTCGCCCAGACGAAAGCAGACGCCAACGCTGTGCAGAGCTTGACGACCCGGGTGACTGGCGTGGAAGGGGTAACCACTGCGCAAGGCCAGGCCCTGACAGGTTTGCAGTCTAGCCTAACCACCACAAACCAGAACGTCAGTGCTGCGCAAGCGGCAGCTGATGCGGCAAGCACCCTGGCTGGCGGGAAGGGAAAGGTCATTGTGCAGTCGGCTGCGCCGTCCGTGGCCGATCGCCTGGCGCAGAACCTCTGGATCGACACCACGGGCAACGCGAACACCCCAAAACGCTGGAGCGGCTCGGTCTGGGTGGCGGTTACTGACAAGGTGGCCACCGATGCAGCTGCTGCTGCAGCTAATGCCCTAGCGGTTGCCCAGACCAAGGCGGATGCCAACGCAGTGCAGAGCCTGACCACCAAGGTAACCGACGTGGAAGGTGCTGTGACTGCGCAAGGCCAGGCCCTGACAGGTCTGCAGTCGAGCCTGACCACGACCAATCAGAACGTCACGGCTGCGCAGCAGGCCGCTCAGGACGCTGCCACGCTGGCGGGCGGTAAGGGCAAGGTTATCGTTCAGTCGGCCGCCCCTGCCGAGGCCGACCGGCTGGTCCAGAATCTGTGGATCGATACTACCAACAGCGCGAACACGCCAAAGCGTTGGACTGGCAGCGCCTGGGTGGCAGTGACCGATAAAGTCGCAACTGATGCAGCGGCTGCGGCCGCCGCTGCCAGCGCCCTGGCAGCTACCAAAGCCGATGCTTCGACAGTCAATAGCCTGGGCAGCGCAGTCAGCCAGCTCGGCGACACCGTATCTGCCCAAGGCCAATCTATCACTGCGATAAACACTTCGATCGGCCAGGTGGGTGGCGAGAATTGGATTTACAACCCTTCGTTTGAAAAGCAGGGTACCAATGGTCTCGCCGACGGCTGGGCAATTGCCGGCGCGAGCGGTGTTAGCACCACGCCGAGCATCGTCTCGTCGACCTTGGCCGCCGGGGAAATGGCTCAGCGTATTGATATCACCGGGCTATCGGCCTCTGCGTGGTCCAGGGTTGGCAACCCGTCCGCTCGAAGAATCGAGGTTAGCGCCGCCGCACCGATCACGATGTCTGCGTATGTCCGTGGCACGCCTGGTCTCAGCGTCCGATGCGAAATACTGTTCCTCAACAGTGCCGGCGGGGCAGTCAGTGGGCCACCCGTGGCTGCTAATACGTCGTTGACTGCGGAATATGCCAGGATCTCCTACAGCGTTGTGGTGCCGCAGGGCGCCGTGAGGTGCAATTATTTCGTGACGTGCTACGGCACTGCCTCAATCAACGCCGGTTTCATGGAAGTAGACCGAACTCAAATCGAGTTCAGCTCAGTTATAAGTGGTTGGCGTGATAATGGCGCGGTCAATGCTGGTGCTTTAGCGGCTACTTCGTCGGCCGTCCAGGGGCTCACTGGACGGGTTGAGCAGACCGAATCATCGCTGACCGCACAGTCCGGCGCGATCACTTCGCTCCAAGGCAGTCTCACTACGACCAACCAGAACGTTACCGCAGCGCAGCAGGCCGCCCAGGTTGCGGCTACAGCGGCGGGCGTGAAAGGCGAGGTGATCTACGGCTCGGCTGCCCCGGCGATTGACAAGCGCCTGACCCAAAACCTTTGGATCGACACCACCAACAACGCCAACACCCCGAAACGGTGGAATGGTTCGGCCTGGGTGGTGGTCACTGACAAGGTGGCCACTGACGCGGCGGCGGCAGCTCAGTCTGCGCTGAGCCAGGTGGCCACCAAAGCCGAGGCCAGTGCGGTGCAGAACTTGACCACGCGGGTGAGCGATGCCGAGGGCAAGTTGACCACTCAAGGTCAGTCGATCACCGGCCTGCAAGGCAGTCTTACCACGACCAACCAGAACGTCACTGCGGCTCAGCAATCTGCCCAGGCAGCCTCTGACGCCGCCGGGGCGAAGGGTAAGGTGCTGTACCAGTCGGCTGCGCCTGCAGCGGCTGATCGACTGACCCAGAACCTCTGGATCGACACCGCGGGTAACGCGAACACCCCCAAGCGCTGGAATGGTACCGCGTGGGTGGCCGTGACCGACAAAGTAGCGACAGATGCCGCCGCCGCGGCGCTTAGCGCACTGAGTCAGGTAGCGAGCAAAGCCGAAGCCTCGACGGTGCAGTCCCTGACCAACACCGTGGAGCAGCAAGGGGCGGCGCTCACGGCCAGCGGCCAGGCGATCACCAATATCAACATATCGTTGACTGGCCTAGGGGGCGGCAAGGCCAACCTGTTGCCTGCGGAGTACAGCGTATTTGGGGCAACGCTGCCGGGGCTTAGCGGCACCTCGTTCACCATGACCAGCGTGATCGATCCCGCTGCGCTGCGCGGGTATGCTTTGAAGCTGGAATGGACGTCTACTTCGACAGCCCTTGCAGTGCACTTCTCCACCTCCGTGGCGGCTGCCGGGATGAACATGGCGTTCAGGAATAAACGCTATATCGTCTCGTATTACGCTAGGGCCAGCGTAGCCGGGCACCAGGTGGCGAATTTCATTCGCGTTCTGCAGGCCGATGGTTCCTCCACGGTGACAGGACCTGCTGCATTGCTGACCTTGGGAACAGACTGGGCGCGGTATTCGGCAGTGATCGACATGACGGCGGTCACCTTCACGGGTACCCGGATGCAGCTGTCCTTCCAGATGAACCGCTCTGGAGTAGCGGATCGCTCGGTATGGCTTGATCGCATCATGATCGAGGAGGCGGCTGAGGGCGTCACGGCTCCTTCTGCCTTTGCTCCGGGCAGTAGTTTCGATCAGTCGCAACTGAACGCAGAAGCGACATCGGCTCTTTCGGGCAGGGTGAGCCAGACCGAACAGGGGTTAACGTCGGTATCGAGCAATGTAACCTCCCTGGCGAACTCCATCGGGCAAGTTGGTGGCGAGAACTGGATCTACAATCCATCGTTTGAAAAGCAGGGCACTGCTTATCTCTCAGACGGCTGGGCGATTGCGGGGGGAAGCGGAGCAACCATCACACCGTCCAGGGTCGCTTCTGCGTTAGCTCTCGGGGAGATTGCTCAGCGAATAGAGGTGACTGGTATTAGCCCCACAGTATGGGCCCGGATTGGTAACCCATCGACGCGCAGGATAACCGTAACCCCTGGCGCCCCAGTAACAATGTCGGCTTATGTTAGAGGTACGCCGGGCCTCAATATACGCTGCGAGATCCAGTTCCTGAACAGCACTGGCGGCGGACTAAGCGGGACGCCGGTTGCGTCCAACACTCCCGCTACTTCTGATTTCAACCGAATCTCCCATAGCGTAATCGCCCCAAATGATGCGGTGCAGTGCAACTTCTTTGTGACGTGCTACGGGACCGCCTCAATCATCAATGCGTTCATGGAGGTTGACAGGACACAAATCGAACTCAGCGCGACGATGAGCGGCTGGAAGGACAATGGAAAGGTAGCAATCACGGAGCAGGGTGCGCTCTCTGCCGCCGTAGATTCTCTTTCCTCTATGGTTTCACAGCAAGGCAGCACCCTCACAAGCGTCGGTAATCGCACGACCGCACTTGAGAACTCGGTAAACAATGCCTCTACCGGCCTGGCGACAAAAGCGTCTGCGTCTTCAGTGACAGCGCTTGGGAATCGCGTCACCGCCACGGAAGGCAGCCTGACCAGTGCCAGCAGCAACATCACCGACCTTCAGAATACCCTCGGAGGGATGAATGGCGGCGTAAACCTAATTCCGGCGGAGTACAGCGTATTTGGACCTACGCCCCCCGCGATTAATAGGCAGTCAAACTTGAGTGCAAGAACGATTGCCAATGCCGAGGCTGCTGGCAAGTTTCTCCTCAAGCTGGAAAGCACTGTCTCCCAGGTAAACTACTTCTACCTGGCCGCCAGTGGAACGGATTGGACGATGAAGCTGAAGCCAGGAAAGAAATACATCCTGTCCTTCTGGGCTCAGGCAGACGCCGCTAGGGCGATGTCACTGCGGATCAGATATCCGAATGCCGCAGGCACCAACATTGAGGCGGAGCTCGCTCAGGTCAACGTCACCACTGCTCTCACGCGAGTGAGCGCGGTCATGGCGATGCCGGCAGCGCTGGTTGAAAATTGCTGCTTAGTGTTCTACCAAGCACGCACTGCTTCTGCATCGTCCCACTGGTATGACGGGTTCATGCTTGAGGAGCAAATAGGCAGCAATGAAGCTCCGAGCAGCTTCAATGTTGGCAGCAGCGCAAGAGAGATACAGGCAACATCCAGGGCGCTGAGCGAGATGTCATCCACTGTCACTGCGCAGGGGGATACGATCAGCGCTCAGGCTCAGTCGATCAGCGGCCTGCAGACTTCAGTCGGCAACAACGCGGCGGCCATACAGAACGAGGCCACTGCCCGCACTAACGCTGACAGCGCGCTCAGCCAGCAGATCCAGACCACCCAGTCGTCTTTGGGTAGCACCAATGCTTCAGTGCAGCAGATCAGTACTGCGCAGACCGGACTGAATAACCGGGTCAACGCGCAGTACTCGATCAAGGTTGCAGTTACGCAAAGCGGGGTTTATGCCCTCGGGGGAATCGGGGTAGGGATTCAGAACCAGAATGGTGTACTGCAGTCGGTAGTGGCCGTCCTGGCGGATCAGTTCGCGGTAATCAACGCTGCCGGCAACGGTTACGTCAGTCCGTTCGCGATTCAGGGCGGCCAGGTGTTCATGAATGATGCCTTCATCCGTGATGGCAGCATTATCAACGCTAAGATCCAAGATGCCGCTATCGATAACGCCAAGATCGCCAACGGAGCGATTACGGCCGTCAAGATCGGGGTGGCCGAAATTGACACGCTGCGCATCCGTGGCAACGCAGTCACTGTTCCGGTCTCCGCTAGCAGCCCTGGCATTGTATCTGGAGCTGGTGAAGGCCAATGGCGAGACCTGATCGCCATTGGCGTACAAATGGATGAAGGGGGGTATATCACTGCGCAGTACAGCTGCTATCAAGGATTTGGCAGCGGTACCCGTAAGTACCAGTTCCGCATGGAAATCAACGGCCTGGTAATCGCAGAAGGTGGTGGTGACTGGGCGGACGGCTTCCCCAATTTGATGGGCTCAATCGGCGTAGGCCCGGGTTATTTCGTCATCACGGTGAAGTGGTGGGGGGAAAACGCCGGGGTAAACGTTAAAAACCACACCCTCTATGCAATGGGGACCAAGCGATGAGCAGCACTGAACACTATGCCGCCTACGAGACTGACGGTCGGATCGTGTTTGCCGTCAGTTGCCCGCCTGAGCACGGCAAGAACATCATCAGGTTAAACACCGACCGCCCCTTCGTCCAGGTGGCCACACCAGCACGGCCGGCCGAGCACTACGTCATTGGCCAAATGCTCAAGGAGCGCCCCCAGATGGGGGCGGTACTCCAGGGGCACTGGTTAAAGGGCGTGCATGAAGGTGCCGGGGTCAACATCGAGAGCGAAACCTACATCGCTGACGGCAGTGACATCGAGCTGGGATTCTCGGCGCCGGGTACCTACCACGTCACGGTCAGCCTTTGGCCCTACCGCGATCAGGAGTTCACCGTTGAAAATTCAGCATAAATGCGACCACACCAAGCGCCGGGCGGTCGACTATCCCCCGGTGGAGGAACAACTGGACATGCTGTGGCATGCCATGAACGAAGGGCGTATGCCCAAGGCAGAGCCGTTTTACTCGACCCTGCAGCAGATCAAGCAGCAATACCCCAAGGCTTGAACCCAAGCCAACTACCCAATGCCCGCCATCGAGCGGGCTTCTTTTTGCCTGGAGATTGACCCATGACTTTCGTAGCCATCAACGCAACCAACCTGTACGACGCCGCCAACCTGATTCCTTACCCCACCCAGGAGCTGGCCGACATTCGTGCCCGGGAAATCCTGCAGCAGTTCCCGGCGGCCCAGGTGCTGGTGGCCAAGGTGCTGAGCGAGTACCGCGCCACCGTTACTGTAACGGTCCAGGAGCCTGCCGAGCCGGAAGCAGAGGCACCGGCCGCCTGAAGCCTGCCGCCAATAACCTTGGCCCGCCGTGCGCGGGCTTTTTTACGACTGGAGAAATCCAATGCGAATATCGCCACGTGGCTTGAGCCTTATCAAGTCGTTCGAAGGCCTGCGCTTGCAGGCCTATCAGGATTCAGTTGGTGTCTGGACCATCGGTTATGGAGCCACCCGGGGTGTGAAGGCTGGCATGAAGATCAGCAAGGAGCAGGCTGAGCGCATGCTGCTGAATGACATTCAGCGCTTCGAGCCAGAAGTGCAGCGCTTGATCACTGTTCCGCTGAGCCAAAACCAGTGGGACGCCCTGATGAGCTTCACCTACAACCTGGGTGCGGCGAATCTCGAATCGTCCACGCTCCGCCGGTTGCTGAATGCTGGCAACTACGCATCTGCAGCAGAGCAGTTCCCGCGCTGGAACAAGGCTGGCGGGCAGGTGCTGGCCGGCCTGGTCCGCCGGCGGGCCGCTGAGCGAGATCTGTTCCTGGAGGCGGCGTGAACGACTGGGTGGCGCGGGTTGCGGGCGCTTGCCTGCTGATCCTGGTCGGCGTGATGACGGGCACCTGGGCGGCCACTGGGCACTTCCGGCCGTTGCTTGATGAGCAGCAAGACAAAGCCGCCCAGTGCACCGCCGCGCGCGACAACCTGGCCGGTCTGGCACAGGAGCAGGGCAAGGCCTTGGGCGACCTGACTCTGGCCGCGAACGTACGCCAGGCGGGCGCCGAAAAGGCAGTTGACGAGGCCAAATCAAGTGCGGGCATCGACTACGCCGCGGCGATCAGGCTGCAGATAGAGCGCACCGGGGGCGACCAGTGCACAGCCGCAACATCGATCATCGACCAGGAGCTTGGGTTATGAGGATGCCGTTGATTGCGTGCGTGCTGGCGCTGGCTGGATGCGGTGGTCGTGTCGAGCCGCAGGTGCAGTACGTGCGCGTCGAGGTGCCAGTGCAGGTGCCGTGCCGGGCTCCGGAGGTCGTAGTGCCGACTTGGGTTGCTGCCGGCCTGCGCAAGACCGACAGCTTGGAGGTTAAGGTGCGTGCGTTGCTGGCTGAGCGCAGACAGCGAATTGGATACGAGGGTTTGCTGCGAGCCGCTAACTCTGCTTGCGGATGACGTTAGCCTGCCGGGAAGATGGCTAGCTGGAGTTCGGCTCTTTCCTTTGTGAGGGCTTGGAGGTTGGCATCTGCCTCGATGGCGTCAGTGAACCGTTGCATCGACACGACCCACTGCTCCGAAAAGTCAATACACTGAACTACTACGACGTCGCTCGGCGTGAGCCCCAGCTTTGGAAGCGTCAAATTCACCTCTGCCTCGACTTCCGCTTGAGGTCTGCGAGGGCCGGTGGGGTTGATAATTAGCTTCGCTTTGCTGTCTCGGTAGAGCTTCGACTCTGCCGTTCCAGCGTGGAGAAAACCGCAGCGTGCAGCGTAAATGTCGACAGCAGCAAGCGGCGTGGCGAACCCTGGCAAAAAATAACTATCGACCCATGCCATGAATTCTTTGCGGCCATGGTCGATATTGGTACTTGAAATCCAAGCCATCTTGTCTATCGAGCTGTACATAAGCGAGAGAGCATGTATGTCGCAGCCGTTGTGGGTGAGAACTGCGACGGCATGCAAGTCGGACTTGATCGAACTCCACACAGCGTTTGGAATGGACATGAGGCTCCCTGAAATGTTGTAGCCGGCCCGGCCTGGGCGAGCTTAGGCTCGACGGAATCTATCACATCATCCTGGGGGAATTATGGGGGAATTGATCCCCCGAATGGTGTGGAATCCTGTTGCGTTAAATTGCGTTGAAATCATTGATTTTATTGAGCTTTCTAAAATTGACTCAGAATAATATTAGGGCGAAAACGGATTCGAAATCCGTTGTGCGTTGAGTTCGTTGGCATGGGACGAGCTAAGATGAGCTGAGCAACTGATAGGAGCATGGCAGTGGACAAGCGCACCTTCATTGGCATGGTCGAGGCCGGCGAGCCGCTGATTCAGCAGGCCGTCGACGCCATGCGCGAGTATCACCAGGCCCAGGATCGCGGCGCGCCGGTACATGAGGTGGAGCGCCTGCGCCAGCTGGCCGAGTCGCTGTTCCAGGTCGTGTCGGATTATCAGCTTCGTGTCGTGGCCAAGGCCCGAGGCAAGGAGTTGCCACCGCTGCATTAGGCCGCCGGTCGGTCGTTGCCTGAAGTGCTAATGGGTTATACGATACTGTCTATTTATACAGTATTGGTGCCACATGTACTTCCTTCTCGTTCGACGCCGCGAGCATGGCGTGGCCTTAACCTCTGACCGTCTCCGGAAGATCCAGCCCCTGCGCGCGGATGTGCACATCGGTGACCACCACAGCGAGCCATTGGGTCGAGTTGCGACCCAGGCCTGGGTGTTTAACCCTACGCCTGGGCCCGACATCATCCCCCGGCTGCACGACGCGAAGGTCAACGGCATGGCCCAGCTGGGCATCAACATCAACGGGATTGAAGAGGTCGACGGCGTGCTGTACGCGCAGTCTTGGTGGTGTAGGGCAGAATGATGGCCGGGCTGCCAAAGGGGTGGCTGGTCGAACTGAGCGACCGGACTGCGCTGATAACCGATCCTGATGGCCGCGCTGCGGTGCTCAGTGAGACGGCCTACGCCGCTCACCGGCGCCGGGATGTCGATGACAACGACCTGGTCGACATGCTCGAGCTTGCCGAGGCGGGTAGGATGTGGGCGCTGATGGAGCACGAGGAGGCCTGGGCTATCGGCCTCTTCGGCGATTACGAGCCTGACCACCATGCCGGGTACCAGGTGATCAAGGGCGCCGGAAATCCGCACAGCTGTGAGTAG